TTTAAAAGATATGTTGATGATTTTTGTAGAATAAATAATTGCGAAGTTGAAGAGGCGTTAGAAAATGAGCAGGTAAAAAGAATGTTTTGGAGATATACAGAGGTATAGATTAAATGAAAATTAGTATTAACACAATAGAAAAAGCCAAAGAATTTGTGTCTACATGTAGTAAATATCATGATGGAAACGTTCTTGTTAAGCAGAATCAATATGTGGTAGACGGGAAAAGTATACTTGGAATTTTTAGTTTGAATTTAGTAGAACCTGTGAAAGTTATTATGGATTCTGAAAATGACAACTCTAAAATCGGTTTCTACAATAATATTCAAAAATGGAAATCTAAAAATAATGATTAAATGCCTGTTTCATTGGGTAAAGAGAGGTGATAAAAATTCAATTTTTGATTAATGTTATTGGAATGGTCATTATAGATGTCGGAGCATTTGCATACATGGAAATTTATGATGAAAGTAAAATTTTTGCATTGATTATGTTGATGATTGGAAACGGCATTGGTGGATATTTATACAAATATAATAAAATCAGTGGAGGAAATAGTTATTGCAGATAATTAAAAAAGATGGAACATTAGAACAGTATGATGAGCAAAAGATAATTAATGCCTGTAACAAAGCTGCAAGAAGAGCAATGGTTGAATTATCTGATTCCGACTATCAGATAATTTGTAATGCTGTATGGAATAAATTAGTAGAAAATGATTTAGAAGATACAGAAATTTACGAAATGCATAATATTGTTGAAGCAGTTTTAGAAGAATATTATCCTGTAGTTGCAAAGATGTATAAGGAATATAGAAATTATAAAAAAGACTTTGTACATATGATGGACAAGGTTTATGAGAGAAGTCAGGCAATTAGATATATAGGGGACAAAAATAATGCTAATACAGATTCTGCATTAGTTGCAACAAAGAGAAGCCTGATATTTGGAGAATTAAATGGAGAATTATACAAGAAATTCTTTTTAACTTTAAATGAGAAACAAGCAATGAAAGATGGATATATTTATATTCATGATAGGAGTTCTCGCTTGGATACTTTCAATTGCTGCCTTTTTAGGATTGGCAAAGTAATGAAAAATGGCTTTGAGATGGCAAATGTATGGTATAACGAACCAAACTCACTTGATACGGCATTTGATGTTATGGGAGATATCATTCTTTCAACGGCAGCACAGCAGTATGGTGGATTTACAGTTCCAGAAGTAGATAAAATACTCTCACCATATGCAGAGAAATCATATTGGAAATATAGGAAAGAGTATGCAGAGGTATGCGGATATATTGAAAAAGATAATGAGACTAAGATTACTAATACTTCCAGTGCTGAAGAATGGGTTATGAAAAAGATACAGCGTGATTTTGAACAGGGATGGCAAGGAATTGAATATAAATTGAATACGGTTGGTTCAAGCCGAGGCGATTATCCTTTTGTTACGATGACTATTGGGTTAGCAACAGATAAATTTGGTAAGATGGCGGCTATTACATTGCTAAATGTACATAAAGAAGGTCAGGGAAAGAAAGGATTTAAGCGTCCTGTGCTGTTCCCTAAGATTGTGTTTTTGTATGATAAGAATCTGCATGGAGATGGTAGTGAAAAATATTCGAGTGCAGATGTATTTAATGCAGGAATAGCATGTAGCAGTAAAACAATGTATCCTGATTGGTTGTCATTGACAGGAAATGGATATGTACCAGAAATGTATAAGAAATATGGTAGAGTAGTATCACCTATGGGCTGCCGGGCATTTTTATCGCCTTGGTATGAGAAGGGCAGTATGTATCCAGCAGACGATAATGATAAGCCAATATTTGAAGGAAGATGTAATTTAGGGGTTATTTCACTTCATTTACCTATGATATTGGCAAAAGCAAGACAGGAATCAAAAGATTTTTATGAAGTTTTAGAATATTATCTTGAACTTATCAGAGGGTTACACAAGCGTACTTATGATTATATTGGAGAACTTAGAGCAAGTGTAAATCCAGTGGCTTTTTGTGAAGGTGGTTTGTATGGTGGACATTTAAAGTCAGAAGATAAAATTAAATCAATACTTCCACCGATGACTATGAGTTATGGAATCACAGCACTGAATGAATTACAGAGATTATATAATGGTAAATCTATCCGTGAAGATGGCGAGTTTGCATTAGAAGTAATGCGATTCATTCAACAATATATAGACAGAATTAAAGAAGAAGATAAGATTTTATATGCAATCTACGGCACACCAGCAGAAAGCCTTTGCGGATTACAGATTGAACAATTCCGTAAAATATATGGAATTATTGAAAATGTATCAGACAAGCCATATGTAAGCAATAGTTTTCACTGTCATGTATCTGAGCAAATGTCTCCCATTGAAAAACAGGATAAGGAAGAAAGATTTTGGGAGTATTTCAATGGAGGAAAGATTCAGTATTGCCGTTACAATCTAGGATATAACATAGAAGCGATTAAGACTTTGGTTCTTAGAGCGATGGAGAAAGGTTTCTATGAGGGGGTGAATCTTGCAATGTGTTATTGTGAAGATTGCGGTCATCAGCAAGTAGAAATGGATGTCTGTCCTAAATGTGGAAGTGAGAAAATAACTAAGATTGACAGGATGAATGGCTATTTAGGGTTCACAAGAGTACATGGAGAAACGAGATATAATCCTAGCAAAGTGGCAGAAATCACAGATAGGGTGTCGATGTGAGATATTTAGTATATTGTTATACAAACAAAATTAACAATAAAAAGTATATTGGTACAACTTCTCGTTCGATTGATGAACGAGAAGCAAGCCATATATACGAATCAAGAAATAAATCAAATAAATGCTATAATGCTCCATTTAAAAGGGCAATAAGAAAATATGGTATTAATGGTTTTACAAGAGAAATTCTTAATGTTGTAGATTCATTAGAAGAAGCATGTGAATTAGAGAAGTTTTATATTAAAGAATATAAGACATACTATAAATATAAAAATTCAAATGGGTATAATGCAACTTTAGGCGGAGAATTGTTACAAATGCCAAGAGATAGAGTAGTACAAATTGATTCAAATACATTAGAAATATTAAAGATTTGGGATAGCGTTGCATTAGCAGAAAAAGAACTAAATATTAGCATATATGATGCTGTTAATAATTATTCAAGAATGTCGAATAACTCTCATTGGATATATGAAAATAATTTTGATGTTAATACATATAAAGAAAATATTATGCTAAGTAGAAATTATGTTTGTCAAATTTCAATAGAGAGAAAATTAATACATATATGGAAAAATGCAAAACAAGCATCGGATAATTTAGGATTGTCTCAAGGAAATATTTCTATGTGTTGTATTGGATTAAGAGAGACTACAAATAACAATTATTGGTGTTATTACAGAGATTATATAAGTGATAATTTCCCGATTAAAGAAAAAGACACAAATAAAAAGAGGGTTATTCAATTTAATGATGAAGGAGAAATACTTAAAATTTGGGATTCGATGACTGAAGCAAGTAATTCTCTTAAAATACAATTAGGAGATATATCTGAATCTTGTAATGATCATAAACACGCAGGTGGTTACCTATGGAGACTATATGATGATTATAAAGGAGAAGAAGTTAGTTATACAAATAGAAAGCAAACAAGGGTTGAAAAACTTGATAACGATAAGAAGGGTATTTGTATATATGAAAGCATTGGAGATGCAGCCAGAGACGTTGGAGTAAAATATCCTGGTATATGTAGGGCAATCAAAAATAATTGTAAATCTGGTGGTTTTTACTGGAGAAAGGTGGTGTAAATATCAATTATCATAATATTACTTATCCAGATATGAATAACGGAAGTGGTTTGAGAGTCGTGTTATGGCTCTCAGGCTGTTCTCACAGATGCAAGGGATGCCAAAATCCTCAAACGTGGGACGCTAATAGTGGTATCCTATTTGACGAATCAGCAAAAGAAGAATTGTTTAGGGAACTCGATAATGATTATATTTCGGGTCTGACACTGACGGGAGGTGATCCGCTTTTTGAGAGTAATCTTGATGGTGTTTTAGATTTAGTCACTGAAATAAATAAACGGTACAATATATCACAGGACACCCACGAAATCCGTCTTTCAATTCCTCGGAAATCTATATGGTTATATACAGGATTTATATGGGAAGAAATAAGAAATGGTAATATGGAAGATGGCTTAAAATATGGTGAATGGACTAAAAGAGCAAAAATTATTACAGAATGTGATGTTCTCGTAGATGGCAAATACATAGATTCCCAACGTGATCTGACCCTTCAATATAGAGGCAGTAAAAATCAAAGACTCATCGACATTCAGCAATCATTACAAAAAGGTAAAATAGTATTATGGCAAACATGATTTTAACGAGTGAATGTGAAAAATGTTCTCAAGCAATAATTAACGATGAAGATAAGGCAAGAGTAAAGGTGTACTGTAGTGTGAAAGATAAAACATATTATTGGGGTCAATGCATCCCATGTGATTACAAAAACTCAACCAGTAAGATTGCTAATAATGAACTGGTATGATTTGGGGGTGATTAATTGCAAGGTAAATTTTATAAGAAAAATGTATCTAAAGAATGGCTTATAGCAAACGGATTTAGGTATAACAGAAATTTAAGTGATGATGAGACACATATTTATACATATAGATTTCCTGTATTCAAATATGAAAGAATGACCGTCTTAGAATGTGAATTAAGTATTTCAATAGGAAATGATGAAGTGAAAATTAACGTATATACATATGGCACAAATGATAAATATGCTGCATTTTACTATTGCGAATATGGTAACTACGATAAAATGCTAAAAAATATATGGAACCAAATTGAACATATGTTAAATAAATTGCAGATTAAAAGGAAGATAAATAATGAGTAAAACAATTAAAGTCAAATATTTTACGGATAAAATTGAAAAGCTGGCTTACATAGACGGCAAGTCAGACTGGATTGATCTTCGCGCAGCGGAAGATGTGGATCTGAAAAAAGGTGAATTCAGACTGATTCCGCTGGGGGTCGCCATGGAACTGCCTGCAGGTTATGAAGCGCATGTGGTTCCCAGAAGTTCTACTTTTAAGAATTTTGGCACTATTCAGACCAACCATCAGGGCGTTATTGACTGTTCCTACTGCGGGGACAATGATCAATGGTTTATGCCAGTATATGCCGTGCGAGATACACAGATCCGGGTGAATGACAGGATCTGCCAGTTCCGCATTATGGAGAACCAGCCGAAGCTTGTTTTTGAAGAGGTAATTAAGTTAAAAAGCAATGATAGAGGCGGTTTTGGAAGTACAGGGAAACAATAAAAAAACAAAGGGTGATTACTTGGAACAATTATTGACAGTAAAGGAAGTTGCCGATATACTCAGATTAGGGAAAACAAATACATATAAACTATTAAAAAGAAAAGACTTTCCCACAATTACAATCGGCAAAAAAATTTTGGTACGTGAAAATGATTTAAATGAATATATTAAAAAATATGTTGGTAATAAAATAAATATATTCTAGTTGTGGTAGTAATTGTGGTAGTAAATGCTTATTAAGCATGAGGAATGCACTATCTACAAGGGATTGACAGGGAATGATAATTACTTTAGGGAAGTAGAGGCCGCAAGTTCAAGTCTTGTCACTCCGATATCAGAAAGTCTTCAAAAACACTGTAAATACGGTGCTTTGGAGACTTTCTTTTTTTACTAAATAACTTGCTATTTATCATCCTGTGCTAAAATATATTATCTTTTATCATCCTAATTGTGGTAGTAATTGTGGTAGTAACCAAGAGTATTAAAATAGAAATACATATCTTGGAAGTGTACAAAACATCTGTTCTGTGATATAATTTAAAAAGGAGGTTATCTATGGCAAAAAAAAGAAAAAATGGAGAGGGAACATGGGGTACAAAGATAATCAAAGGTGAGACTTTTAAATTCTATCGAGATACAGATGGCAAATACACATATGGTAAAACAGATGCAGCCATTAAAAAGAAATTGTTAGAAAAATCTCATGTTCAGGAAATAGCAAAGCAGGAAATAACATTTGGAGAGTATATTTTAGAATGGTTAAAAAAACTTAAAACAAGTGTAGAACAGACAACATATAATTCTTATGAAGATGCAATTACCACCAGATTAATTAATTATAAGAAATATGATTTATCAAATGTTTTATTATGTGAACTTACAGATACGATGTTTCAAAACTATTTGGATGCATTAGCGCAGGACTACTCTCTAAACAGTATTAAGAAAACATGGTCTTTAATAAAAAAATGTGTTTTATATGGAGAAATCAGAAAAGACATACCTGCGCTTCATTTAAAGGAACTAATAAAAGTACCTTCAGAATCAAATGTTGCCCATAAAAGAAAAGAGATAAGTGTACCAACAGTTGAAGAAGTTGAATTTATATACAAAGAGTGTAAACACTTGGATAGTAATGATAATATGTGGTATGGTAATGCGGCATATGTTATTATACTTATAATGTATACAGGAATGAGAATATCTGAAGCCCTTGCTTTAAAATGGTCTAATATAAATATAAAAGACAATATATATACTATTGATATAAATTCTTCTCTTGCTAAAATACGTTCTATAGATAAAAATGGTAATAACATATATACTCATTCTATCAAGGCGACAAAATCATCAAAAAGTAAACGCAGCATTCCGCTTCCGGACAGGGCGATAGAAGCTATTTGCTTTTTCGAGAAATTTAAGAAAAATAATGATGATTTCGTCTGCGTAACAAGTAATCATACACATTATCAAAGAAGAAATGTAGAAAGAACATTAGAGAGAATCATAAAAAATTCTGATTGTCGAGACAAAAATTATACTTTACATTCTCTAAGACATGGATATGGATCAATTTTATTGTCAAAAGGTGTTGATATAAAAATTGTATCAGAATTACTCGGACACGAAGATATTTCATTCACATATAATGTTTATATTAAAGCATTCGAGCAAGATAAAAATAATGCTGTAATGAAATTGAACTAATAAATTGTGCAGGAAACTTATAAAATGAAACCTACAATTCTACGCATTGAAAACAAAATAGTAAATTGTCAGCTTTTATGGTACAATTATTGACATTGCTCAGAGAGGGTTTACAGATGACATTCAGGATAGTGATACAATAGAATTCGATATGTTGAATCATAAATATGAATAAAATGACCAACTTGTCCGTATACTCTAATAGATTACATGATTTTGTGGGCAAAATATGGCAAGAGGGCAGAGACGGTCTATTGAAGAAAAGATTCAGCAGAAGCAGGATGTCATAGATGCATTAGAAACACGTATTGATCATGAAAGGAAAGCACTGGAAGCTTTAATAAGCGAACAAAAGCAAAAAGAGGTAGAAATACTCAATGAGTTCATTAAAGCGTCTAATTTGGGCGTATACAAAGCGACAGAGGTATTGAAACAGTATGTGGTGGATCATGAAGAGGTTTTAGCGTAAAAAATAGGGACAGAAGAGGTTCATTTCCTCAACTGTCCCTATAAATATTATACTTTGTACAATGATATTAAGACTGAGTTACCGGTGCCGCTTGTTACGACATGAAGCTTGCCAGTGCTTGGAACATATAATGCACAGTTTGTATGCCGCAGATAGTCCGATGCGTCTAAGTTAACCTTCTCAAGAGTATTGTTGTTTTTGACATAAATATAGTCATAAGCGTCAAAAGAGGGGGCATATTTGCCGCTGCCCTTAAAAGAATTTATGTTCACGTTATTGTCCATGGAATCAATATTCCTCTGTATTTTCTTGTTCAATAATAGACCCACCCGATATCCAAGGGTCTGTCCGGCTTGATATGTGTCAATGGTGCATATGATGTTTTCGCCAAAGACAAAATTCCTATAATCGGGAAGGAAGCTCAGATCATATATTGACATATTGCCATAGACTGCCCCTTCTTCATGCCAATCTCCGGTTGATGGATCCTGAACTAGTTGCCCGCTGATTGTGATTTCCTTTTTTGTCTGATATAGTAAGTCAGAGACAATCAGTTCTTCACTTCCTAGCCCGCTACCCAATTTTTTTGGCACTGAATCAGCACCTACCACCCATTTTCCGTTAGAATCCTCATAAAAGCTAAGTCCGCCTAATCTGCTGTTGATTGATGCAATGGCTGCTGACAGGTTGTCAATAAGCCCCTTCAGGCTGTCCCTTATGGACTTGACTAAAGTGACATCAGCTGCGTATCCGGCTCCGCTGTCAATGTTTGTGGTAGTCCCTCTCAGGCCGGATATTTTGCTTTCAAGGGTAGTCCCGTCATCGAACCAGACATCGCTGGAGTGCGTCCAGAAGGAATACTTGTTCCAAATCTTCTGGGTTCCGTTTTTTCCGATGCACACCCTGTGGTTCCTATGTAAATATACTGTTTCATTGATTGGCATTTTTATGTCTCCTTCCTTTTTTAAAACCAAATTTCGCCTATATCTATGTCAGGCTCTGTGTCAGAAACGTGATATGGGTTATATTTTTCCTTCGCAAGAACATAGTCCTGCAAGTGCTTTGTCTTCACCTCAATATAGTTCAGAATCCCTGCCGTGTATGAATGGATAGGTCTATGCGCTAACAGGGTAGCGGCATCGGAGTATTTCCCCTGTTTCAATAACTCGTTATACTTGTCTTGATATGATTTTGTGTTTAAGTCCACATCACAGAAGAATGTTCGTTTGTCTATCCCGTTAGGGAAAATGGAAGTATATGGGTAAACCAATTCATAGCCCCCCTTCCCACAAGTCGCCCACTGCGCAGTATTCCGGCTCAGTCTCGTCATAATAGACACACTGATGTTTCTGTAACACCATCACTTGGGCATTCCTTATTTCTTCCTCAATCGTGTTGATTATTGACGCGTCTATTGTATAATGTGCCAATAGATTAGCATTCTCTGCTATCAGCTTGCTTGCTATATCAAAGTTCCCTTGGATCTTATGGTTATTTATTGCGTTGATGAGGGACGCAACGGAATTGTCTGCGTCCCTGAAATGATGCTGCGTGATTACCTGATGAGGAAACCTGCTGTATTCCTGCGTGTATGACGAGGAATTCTGTGCTATGAAATCACTGTTCTTCATTTAGTTCCTTTCTTTGATTGTAAGTATTTTCTGTTATCTAAAAACTTCATTAAACATATGTCACGGTGGATGTCCCACAATTTTCAAACATCCTATATGTCGAACATGATGGGTTGATAACCCATTTTGCATTTGTTACATAAATTGTTTTTAAGGTAGAGCATTCATAGAACATATAACTCATATTTGTTGCTTTACTGGTATCAAAAGAACTTAAGTCCAAATCGGTTAATGCGGTACATCTTTGGAACATACTCTGCATATATGCTACATTACTGGTATCAAAAGAACTTAAGTCCAAATTAGTCAATGAGACACACACACCAAACATATTATTCATATCATTTACATTTGATGTATTAAACATGCTCAAATCTAAATGAGTTAATGCTTCACAATCAAAAAACATACGACTCATATTTGTCACATTATTGGTATCAAAACCATGTCCAAATTCTAAATCAGTTATGTTTTTACAACATTCAAACATCCTATACATATTTGTTGCTTTACTGGTATTAAAATTACTGATGTCTAAGCTTGTTGCTTTACAATTATAGAACATATCCATCATATTCACTACATTACTGGTATCAAAAGAACTTACATTGATTGTTTTACATAATGAACTTTCAAACATTCCTGTCATGTTGTTTACTTTGCTGGTATTAAAACTGCTTAAATCCAAACTTGTCCCGCCATAACCGCAAAACATATGTTCCATATCTGTCACTTCATTGGTAATGAGACTGTTGAAATCAAAATCTATTGTAAAGCTTTGAAACATATAACTCATATTTGTCACATTGCTGGTATCAAAATTGTGTCCAAGTTCTAATTTTTTTGCCTTGCATCCATCAAACATGTGGCTCATATCTGTCACATTTTTTGTATCCAAACCGTTAAGGTTTATATTGGGCACCCTACAATTATAGAACATGTATGCCATACTTGTTATATTAGAAGTATTTATATTGGGACTAAAAATGATTGAACTAGGATATGACACACCAGCAAACATCCATTGAGCATTTGAGTTTGAACTATTATTCGCCAACCTTGTTTTATATTTTTTCCCATTTATTATGTAACTGCCATACACAATGGCATTTATGCCTCTCTGTGGGCTGCTATAGTAATTTAATGTAATAATACCGTTTTCATCATCCAATGTATAATTCCAAGCAAGGTATCCGTTCTCTGGGGCAATCGCGTAAGGATCATCCGGAGCGTCATGGCGTTCCCACAGCTTCACAGGGCTTGAGCCTTTTATCCCCCAGACGGATTTCACCCTTTTCACGCTGTTCCCATCAAAAGAACATACGCAGTCTTTTATGTCTGTTTGATTGCTCGCGTCATTTATGTTGAAGTATATGCTCATTTATCAGTCCCCCTATTCTTCATATACGAAACATATACTGTTTTCTGCTAACGATGTTGGCACTTCTGTAGAAAAAGTAAACTGTGGGACACCATCAAGCTTCAGTTTGTTTTCATCGGTAAAATCATTTGAGGAAAGCCCCTTCCCATCAACTTTATCAACTTTTTCTTCCAGAGATGCTTCTGTTATGAAACCCGTGTCGTTTTCCAATTGGCTTAGTTTGGTTGGTATGTCGCAAGTTTCTCCTCCTGTGTTAGCGGGGTTGTCAATCCATCCAATAGAGCCATTCTTTTTTCCGATTACTTGTCCGTCTGTCCCTCCTGGTGGGAGATGTTTGTCTGTGTCTGAGATGTGTCCATACGATGTGTTTATTTTCTCTAGCGTACTGCCTGTAATGGAATTCAATGCATCGATGTTATTATGGGTATGTGTGCCGCCTGTTCCTTGCATCACATTGATTCTTTCGTCTATCTCATTTAATGCTTCTGTTAGGTTTTTGGGAATTGTATCGTCCACGTACACAACATCTGCGTGCGTATAAGGGTATAATTTTTCCCCTAAGTAATTCTTTATCCATGTGAAGATGAAGTTAGCCATTTTATTCCTCCGTTGCAATTCTGCCAATTTCTAAGTATGCAATGTTATTCCGCAATGATTCTGTGTAATGTTTCAGTTCATTTACCTGTGTTCGCAATGATTCAATCTCTTCATCAGAATTTGTTATCTGTGCTATCTGCTGTATGATATCTGCGACCCTGCGGTCAGTTGCCTGTATGGAGAGCAGGAGAGAGCGGTACAATGAAATGTCGCTTTCATTTATTGTTATATTATCATCAAGTCCAGCTAGGACATTCAGTTCTGCTGGCAATGTTGACCATGAATATTGCATTCCGCGCTCATCAATGTCTTTCTTAAACTCAACCACAAAATATACCTTCCCCGATTTTTTGGTAAGCTGATTTGATATGTACCAAGACAGCAGCAATGAATTCTCATCGACATCCATCTCCATTACCTTATAAACGCCACGTTCTTTCAGTGCATTGTTATATGATATGGTGCATGTCCTTGTGCTGAAGTCACACCCATCAAAATAGCGCGGAATTCTTATCTTTACTACTTCCGCATTGTTGTCTGACACAACGCCAATGTTATACAGTTCCTGCGGTATGTTTATTATCCTAGTGTCAGGATTAATGATTATCTCCGGTTCATAAATTCTTGAAGTGTTCAGTCAAAATCACAGCCTTTCTTTTATATATTTATATATTGTTGTACAGTGGATAAAATTTCATGAGGGACAGGGTGGAAGTCCCGGAACTGAAGTCGTGGGAGACTGATTTGATTATGTACTGCTCCGGTCTGTCGGAATTGGAATTCTGATAGAGCAGTTTGATGTTCACGTCATAAAATGGAATAAGATTTGTGGTCAGCGTTATGCTGTCTGTAAGCCTTGAGTTTTTCCAGTTCTCCCATTTGGCACGGGAGAGGGCAAGGGAGTCGGAAGTGATATGGTCATATTCCCCTCCTGTTTTGACATCCAATATTTCCCCAAGTTTCTGTACTGTGAATGGTGAGTCCGGGATGATTTCAAACTCTATGGACTCACAGTTGTATTTTGCCTGAAAATATTTTTTGGAATATTTCTTACACACCGTGCCGTCCGGAAGAGGGCAGTCATCCCCAGCAGTCCCATCAGTTAGGACATTCATCCCGTGTGCCTGCCAATGCCCTAGGAGGTAGGCATGGAATACAGTCTGCCCATCCACCCTTTTGCTTTTTATCTTAAAAACAAAAACAGCATCTTTTTCCAAGACGCTGCCTGATATGGGAGAGTCCGTGTTTTCGTCCAAAATATCTATTGCCCCTAAGCCATTGACGTTCAGCTTTGGGTCTGCGGCATTTGGGCATGGGATCCTGACTGCTATGGTGTCTCCGCTGTAATATTTTTCGTCATATCCATTGACAGGGCAGTGGTAAATATTATCTTGGTACTCGCATTCTTCTGTGTAGAAATCAGCATCTATGACCTTCCCCCATACTTCACAGATATTCCTTACTTTTGTCATATCTATATTTGTGCTTTCTGATATGTAAATACTCTGCATAAATTCGTTGCTGAAGATGATGTCATCCGAATAACAGCTTGGGGTCATCCGGCATATGAACACATTATGTTCGTCAAAGAACATCTCGTAATTAGGGTATAGGTCACGGAGTTTCTCCAGTATGGACAGGACGGTGCATCCGCTGGGGAATTCCAGGTCATATGGTATGGCGTTCCATAGGGGGTTTTGATTCCTGTACTCCTGCCAGTTGCCGTTGTTCTGCGGCAGTGCTTTATGCTCGCCCACATCGTCAACCATGTAATGGTTTATGCCGCCTAACTGTTTTAAAATCGTTATGATGGCTTCTCGTATAATGTTATGCTTAATGACTTCCCCTGTCTCTTCATTTTCCTCATATGCAGGTATTTTCGTTGTCAGTGCGCCGATCTGTCCGTTTTTTGTCCCGTCAAGTTTTGACATATAATCGCTGCATGTGATGGACACTTGGTTAGTGGCGGCATCATAGGAGGCGGATGTGCTTGTGTATACATAATGCCCAAGGGGGTAGTATATGTATTCCTTGGTTCTTATGTCCATGATGCCAACAGATAATCTTATTTCCTTATTTAACCAGATAAGCCCGTCTTCTGCAATCCTTGCATCATTCCTGTCATATAAAGTAGGAATGACGGAAGCGGAAAATGTTCTGCGGACAGAAGATGAACTGTCGATGGAAGCGGTTCCGCCAACGACAGTTCCTTTTAAAGTATCAAGTATTGTCTTTCCGTCATCTTTCAACACCTCAATTTGTAATAAAAAGTGCTGTGGCTTTTGGAGCATTAGTTTTAAATCTTTTGCTGTAATCATTTGTTCCACCATTTTTCTTCAATATCAGACAGATTTGTATAATACAAATCCCTCTCAGAGTCATAGTCCCCAATTTCTGCCCATTCAAAAGAGATGTTTCTGTTCTTATATGTGGTGTCCGCAGTGTCTGTCGGGTCGCCCGTCACTGTCATGAGCCAAATCCTCCCATCGAAATGCTTTAGTATCTTAGGCATCCCATCGGCAAGGAAGTCCATGATTTTCCTCTGGTATGGTATCCGTAATGCATCTTCTACTACTAAATCACAGTTTTCCTCGTCCAGTTCCACAAACATGCCCTTGCAGCTTCCCTTGTCATAATTGGAAACCGTGTTCCTGATATATGTCGGGTATCTGTTGTTGATTGTTTCATTGATAGAAGAGGGGATTCTTCTGGTAGTGTCACAGTATCCATCCGTGGCTGGTGTACCAAATATGCAGTTCTTTTCAACTATGAATATATCGTTAAATTCAGAATCAACAAATGTGGTATAATATGTTCCTTCTTCTAGCCCGTGGAATACTGGAACTACGGCATATTCGTATTCCACATGGCATGCGTTTGTGTAGTCATTCCCCCTAAGTCCCTCCGTGAAGTCATCAAGTGTATGCACTTCCCTTACGGCAATTGTGTTCCACTTAAATCTTTCCGTGTTTCTACGTTTTATGAGAAGATGGGATACAGTCCTTAAGTTCCAGTCCACGTTGCCCGCATTTGTTGAGTTGCTGAAATCCGCGTGCAGTATTGTGTCAAAGTCCCATTCATCCGGGCAGTCCATGGAAGGCTCGGAAGAAGTCTCCCTTGTTATGTACAGGCAGTCATAAAGCCCGTTGGCAATCCGGACATATGTAATGTTGTTCACATGAGTGGGCGTGAGGGCGGCAGTGTTGCTGTCAGCCCCCAATATGGCCTTTGATAGAAAAAACAATTATCTCACCTCCTTAATTCCATACATCATTTACATCTGCATTAGCTGGCTCACTGTCAGAATAATGAGTTTTCATGTCATCCTTGCTGACGACATAAGTGAACGGGTTCGGTGCATCCACCCATACGTCATATGTGCTTGGGTTTGGAGGCATCTGCTGACCATACCAGATATTGTCTGTATCTATGTAATCTGGATCTACAATCACTTCTAATTGGTAAATATCTTTTACCTTCCGTATCCATATACAAACCATATCAGTAGAGTTAAATGCAATTGCATTAGAATATAAGATATAATGTCCAAGCCCATTCGGCACATCCAATTTAAAGCGGGTCGTTCCATCTTCATATAGGTATGAGGTTACGATAATTGAATGCCTTGTGTTCCTTAGTTCCAGTATGGTAGCTGTCTGGTTCAGATACATGCCACGTAACTTCAATGTGAAGTCTCCGTCTATTACAAATCCAGTGTCATAATATATTCCTTCATTGTCACCCCGTAAATCTATCATCCCATTCTCAAAACTAAATGATTTGTCACCATTATATTGTATTACCACTATATTGGTATGGTATTTGATATATCCATGTAAAGGGTCATTCTCTGCATAGATGATGCTGTATTTTCCGGGTCGCCTGTAATCCGTATATATCTGGATGTATCCTGTGTCAATCTCCATGCCGCTCACGGTCATCCCATGACAGCGGAAATAGTATAGGGTATGGTTGTCAAGTCCCTTGTATTGGTATCTTATTTTTGTGCTGTCATACATGGTTTCGCTTTCGGACAGAAGTGTCCTTGTCCCGTCATAAAGAAAAAACTTGAAGGACTGAATGTCCTCATAGTTCTCCTGCAGATAATATATCTGGGCATCATAAGATGCAGAGTATATTGTCTGCCCGTCTGCCAGTCCATAAAAATAGAAGAGTGGTGTCTTCAGGGTCTGGAAATATGTTTTATCAGACAATTCACTTGCTGCATCATTTATGTCAAAGGTCTGGAACTGTGCCAGCCATTTCTTTCCGTTTGCAAGAGTCCCGGCAGGGATGATATGGGTATGGGGGAATGTGCTTATTTTCCTGTCATATACAATGTCCATGGTGTCTGCATGATATATGATGAAACGGTTTGCGTATGACTGGCTGCCATTCCAGGAGAAGCTGACGGTTTTTTCCGTTGCGGCATCAAAAGGAGTTATTTTATTTACGATTGGTTTCGCCATTTCTGTTCACACCTCCTTTATTTTATTTAATCTTTACCTCTGCTTAACTCCGCAGATGTGTATGTCCTCCAGTCTCCCGGACGGAACCTTCACCCAAACGTACTGCCCGACTCTTAGTGTAGTATTTGGTATTGCACATCTGACATTCCTGCTTACACCGCCGTCATCCATGATGGCATAGGTGGAATCCCTGTTTATGCTTTTCACTGCCGATGAGAATGTCCTGTCATATTTATGCTCATGGGATTTGATTAATCCGACAAATTCCTTGACCAATATATCCAGTGCCCGTATATGCTTGTTTGAGACTTGTTCCATATGGTTGTATCCTTTCCTTTTCGTGTATTATAAAAAGGACAGCTTATTTTAGCTGTCCTTTTATAGATTTATATGGATTAAAAAATAGTCACAGGCAATTATTTTACAAAATTATTTTTCAGTATGCATTGGCCTCCCGAAAAACTAACTTCGTCCCATCCCGCTTGTTCGGCTTTATCTTTAAACCATTCTTGCACTTTTTGTGTTACTTTTTGCATGTCTTCTTCGTCATTATGTTCCTGATTGTAAATTCCTAATACTTTCTTGCTGCCCACAATGATATTAGGGTCATTTTTGGATCTGTCATCTGGATCAGGAAAAACATATTTTCTTGGCATTTTCATATATCCCCTTTCTATTTTTCCATTATTATATTTTGTAAATAGAAAAATTTTAACAGTAATTGATAAATTTTAGCAATAATGATTCGTCCACACCCATGTTTCAGGGTGTGGGATGTCCTTAATATTTTTTCATTTCCTGTAAAATCCTGTTATGTGCACGCATGCTTACTATATCCGAGAAATCTTCTGGGTTCTGTACGCCATGTACATGGATTCCGCCGACATCGACATTCATGTTTCGGTTCATGGTGCTGTTATTGTTGATTACCTCGACAGCCTTCTCCATGGCTTCTGCCGCATTATTCATGGCATATGCTGGCCTCATAAATGCGTCCCTGTTCGCACTGAAATATTCCTCGAATTTCTTTATCATTTGATATTCCCTGTCATCTGGTGTGAGTGGGTACAACGTTCTTCCATCCTTAGTGATGATGGTTCCATCCACCAGTTTGACATTTCCATTCTCATAAGTCTTGAGCACTTCACCCTTATTTTCCATGATCTGTTCGGTCTGCTCTTCATTGAAAATAACGGTGCCTTTTGGAAGATCCCCCATGGTTGGCTCAGTGGTAAGTTCCGCCCTGCCGTCAGGGTACACGGTAAGTTCCGGCTGCCCGTACTCAGAACGCAGGGCATTCCTCTCGTCATTTGGAAGTCCTTTATACCCTCCCGTCCCTCTTGCGAACGCCTTTCCGACCGTGCCATCTGCATGCGCCGGGACTGTGCTGCCGGACACGGCGACACTGACGGACGGCATCCCGGATGACTCCAGCGTCTCTGAGAGGGCACGCAGGGAGTTTGCCGCGGCCGCACACTGATCCTGTATGGAGTCCGCCATCTTCCTGACCATCTCGACAATCTTCTCACATATGGACTGGATGGATCTGTCGCCGTCAGTCGCGAAGTCACTGAAGGCTTTCAGCCACGGGTCTTCCAGCTTGGATGCCACCTCATCCCCGCCTGTCTGCATGATGTCTATGATGCTCCCGCCGTTGCCGCCCGGCTCGGAGCCGCCGCTGTTCCTGATGGGCTTGCTGCTCCCGGCTTTCTTCCCGGGGTCACTGCCGTCACCGCCGCCCACACCGATGATCTCCGCAATGCGCGCCTGCATTTCCTCCCATGCGGGAAGGTACTCCTCCGTTATCTTCCTGATCTGGTCATCGAAGGACGTGTTGCCGATGTCCAGTGCCTGGCTCAGGCTGTCCATCTGCCCCTGTATCGTTGTGACCGCATCGGATATGGCTGACGCAAGGCCAATGAACCCTGTCCCTGCCGGTGCCGCGTCACCATCTGTCATGGCGTTCCCATCCCCCATGGACGCGGCAGTGCCTATGACGGCGGAGAAGTCTATCTGTCTGAATTCAGCACATTTCAGCGCAATGTCGCCGAAGGCGGATGCAGTGTCCCTCAGCTTCTGCACATACCCCTCATCCCCGATTTCCGGGAACTTTATGCTGCCAAGCTGGGTGACAACCTCATCAACCAGCTTCTTCAGCTTCTCCAGTTCCGTGCCCAGCGGCGCGATGCTCTCGGACATGCCAGACACGCCCTCCTGTATACCGCCCACTGCGGCGGATGCCTCCCCTGCGCTTGTGGCAAGTCCTGCCGCAGAGTCCTTCACGTCACTGACGCTGTTGCTAAGACCGTCCAGTGTGACTGCCCCAAGGTTCTCAAACGCACCCTTGGTTGACTCAAGGTAGCTGATGGAGTCCGCGCTGACCCCGGAAAGCCTTGACAGCTGCTCCAGGATGCCGTCATTGCCACGGCTCATGTCCGCAAGGATGCCCACATAGGCGGCCTTCAGCTTCTCAAATTCCTCCTGTGAGCCGCTTAAAAGCGCGTCCATGTTGATGCCGAGTTCAGAAAGTGCCGCTTCCATCTGTGCATTCTCAAGCAGGTCTGTCAGTTCCTCGAACTGTGACTTGTAGTCCTCCATGCCCTTTATCATGGCATCGTAGCGTTGCTCCTCTTTGGCGATGATGTCGTCATAATGTTTATTGACTTTCTCGGCTTCCTTATCCAGTAAGTCAATTTTGTCCTGACGCAGTTCCTTCTCCAGTTCCAGATAGTCTATTTCCTTCTCAATTTTGGAAATGTCAATTTCGAGTTTTATATCCTCCACTTCCTGCTTCGCGTCACGGATGCCTGACGTGTCAGCCTGGTATGACATCTGGCCGTCCTTGTAGACGAGATCCGTCCTCTGGTTCTGCATACGCTGCAGGTCGTATTCCGCTTTCTGCAGGTCAAGGGAACGTTTCCGTTCTTCGTTTGCGTCCTGCATCGCCTTGATCTCTTTTTCCTTGGCCTCTATCTGTTCCTCGATGCCCTCAATCTCGGTTTCATACTGCTCCTTCTTGGCTTCTATTTCCTCAAGCCTTGCGTCACGTTCCGCTTCAATGGCAGATATCGCGGCATCCTTTTCATCATTGATTGCGTCTATGCGCTTGTCAATCTGCCTCGTGATGTAGCTGAAGGCGGACTCATAGAGGGATTTCATCAAATCTGTTACTTTCACCATGACTGGCTACTGACTATGTGCATACATAGCGGATAGTCATTTCTGGCTATCTTTCACATTTCATTTATTTGGGATTATTGTGTGAGTTCGGACTGGATCTTCACCCTCCCTGATAGGGTAGGGGAGTAACGGAACCTTATATGCTTTGTATCACAATATAAGGTATTACAGTCTCTACGGATTCTGGTTTTAGATAATACTAATTTAAAAATAAATATACCCAAAAAACACCTACCGAAGTAGATGTTTTTGGAACCATAACCTTGTTATGGTTTTCTACATTTGATTTGCCATTAATCTATGCCTCGCATAGACATGCTTTTGGTAAACTCTTTCGTTCACCTTAGTAATATTATACTACTACATCTCTGATAATATGTCAATTCAAAATTTAAAACTCAGATTTTTATTTATAGCCTTTATTATGTTATCAAAACATTTATCAGTAGCAATGCCCAAACATTTGCTGTCGATTCGCTTCCTGTCTATCGCCCGTATATGCATTACATTTACGAATCCATATATCCCGTTGCTGTTTCCCTCTAACCTTAAAGGAATTTCATAAAAATCTAAATATTTATTCTTTATCGCGCCATCTTTTACTATCTCAATATAGTATTTTCGTTTTACATCATCCCATTTGACTTTTTTTTGGTGTGTTGTCACTGGGGCAATAATTGTGATATTGCCTTTAATGTTCCCTGTATTGTTTTGTAATATGATTACTGGCCTACGTCCATTTTGCTCACTGCCAATATTGTCTCCTAAATGGGCATAAAAAATTTCTTTTTGAGCGACCGTATATTTTCTTGTGCTTAAGTTTATATTTCTTGTTCTATTTACCCAAGCCAAATAATCTATATTCTTCTGCATTTTTTCTAAATAGATTGCCTTATTAGTTGTTTTTACAAACATTTCTCTTGATAATTTTCTGAATTCCTTTATTAATCTATTCTCAAGATTTTTACACTCCCGGTCATCTTTCATAATAAAAAGAATTCTATTTATTATGTCTGATAATGTTGACTCGACCATTTCCTTTTCAGCAGAATTGTTCCTGTCAATAGAATTTGTAAATTTACGTAATATGCGGATTAAATCATCATATAATTTTTCAATATCCATTAGTATTCCCCAATCATCAGCATTATAATATCCCATTATATACCAATAATTGACATAATACTACAAGAACATACATTCTAAAACCTTTATTATTATTATTATATCTAAAACCAGTCTTTCCTCGGTCTTAACGTTCCCATACGCCTTTAACCGATATAGTTACTTTTCATTATGCTGCATTACTGCAGCAGATGGCATGTAATCCACCATCAAGGTACTGATGCTCATACTTCTCATATTCCTTCAGGTATTTCTCTTTGTCGCGGAAATACTTGAGATAGAGCCTGCGGAGTGCATCCAGATATTGTTTTTCCGTGATTTTCCCACGGTCTTTCAGATCATCAAGGTCTTTTAGTTCCTTCTCGAATGACTCTAAATATGCATCTGCTGCTTCCTTGCCGGCTTTCCCTGCTGACTTTTTACCACCTCCGGCATTGGAGAAATCAACTTTAGGCTCATAATTGATCTTGCCTGCTGATTCTTTGATAAGCGCCTGTAACATTGCCGCCCGTGCAATCTTGAATCCTATGTCCAAAGGATCAATTGTGCCGCTTGCGACCTCCTGATAAATCTGCTCCAATTCAGTCAGATATTTAATCACTTCACCCGTATAACCTGCATTCTCCGCAAGGGTTCTCAGGTTCGCAACCTCGCCATCTGTGTTCATAATCTGCATGTTGTACAGTTCCTTCTGGAACGTGAGCATCGCAATCGCCTGTGACGCATTTTCAGTAGACACCATCTCATTTGCAAATGCGGCAATCTGTTCTTCTGTGGCTCTTGCAAGGTCAATCCCGGCTTCCTTCAATGCTTCCTTCAATGCCTCCGTGTTGCTTATCAAGGCTTCAAACGCCACCAATTCCTCATTGACAACACCCAAGTCTTCCAGTGCGGCTTTCAGTGTTTCAAAGTCCTCCGCGCCTGATAACGCCGCCTGTGTGATGGAAGCAGCAAGGGAGTCAAATGCAGTCTCTACATCCTGCTCCGTTGACTCAGAATTGCGCAATACCCTGACAAAATCCTCATAGGAAGAGTAGTCTACATCAAGATTTAATCCTTCTGGGTCAGACATCTCGTCTAGTTTAGACTTAATTGCGTCACATGTTGATAGGATGTCTATGCTGTTTAGTGCGAACTCATCATCCGTGAAGATGGACTGGTATGCGGATTTCAGGGAATCGAATGCGGGTTTCAGCTGGGTGTTTAGCTGATCGATGGTGGAAGAGATGGATGAAATGGGGTTTTCAATGTTCGATGTTGAATCTTGAACTTCTTTAATCTTAGCAACAAGTTCATCCCAAGATAGAAGAGTACCCTCTGGAACTTCTACCTGTTCTGCCGCAATGTGCAGTTCTTCAAGTGTTAATTCTCCAACTTTGTCATCAAAATCATCTTGGAGTTTTTCTTTTACGTTGTTGATTAGTGGTTGGGTATCGTCTACTTTTGCTTGTAAATTAACAGAAATTGGGTGTTCTGAACCAAAATACTCTTGAACTTTAGCAATAGCTTCTAATAATTCACCAGAATTTAAACTCCCAGAATATATATTAGCTAAAGCTTCTGATACTTCTGAATCATTAATATTATTGATTGAGAATAAGATATTACGTCTTAAATATTCACTAACAGCTTCCCAATCATTTTTATCAATGCCTTCTGGTAAACTTGACCAATCAAAATTGAAAAGTGTGTCTTGTATTGCTTTTTGTAATCCACTATCTTCAATCTGATTGTAAGTAAACTCAGTCTGTAACCATGTATTTAAATATTGATTAATAGACGATGTTTCAGCTTCAAACTGTTGCTCTGCATATTTTACATCGTCAGATGCCTTGTTAAATGCAGATACATAAGCATCTTTTATACCAGAAAGATTTGGTATATCACCACCATCTTCTAATTCCAGTTTATAACCAATGATTTGACCCATGCCATCTTTTAAATTTACTTGTTTTGCTGTTATACCTAATTTTTCAAGTAACTCTATATATTGACCAAGTTTTAATGCAACTGGATCTCCATTTGCATCTTTAGCATTTCCATTAATATCAAAAGCAGTATAAATCCCATATTTATTTATTTCTTCATATGCTCTTTGGATTTCATCTCTTGTCTTTTTAGCATCTTCTTTTTGTTTCTCTAAATCAGAAACATTATTAGAATAACCAGCAAATAAGTCTGGCATCTGTTTCATGATTTCTTGATTTGCCAATACACGTTGTCTTTCAATTAAATCATCTAATGAACCAACGATAGTATCTACATCACCAGATAGATCAAGTATAGCAACACCATTTTCATCAAAATTCTTTGTTAATGAAGGATAAAGTGTTGATAACTGATTGCTTAACTCTAAAAATCTCTCATATTTTTCAGTAGAAAGATTTTTATTTTCATTAGTTAGTAAATTAACTCCTTGGGCAAGTTCAGCATATTCTTTGGCAATTTCTTTAGTTTTTGATGAATTTTCACTAAATGTATAGTTTATTTCATCAATTGCATTTTTGGCTTCTTCATAAGCTTCTTTTATTGCCTTAGCCGCTTTTTCTTGTTTAACCTTGTTTACTAACGCCGCACCACCACATAATGTTAATGCTGCTGTAATACTAGCAATAACAGGATGAGCCTGTGCAATAGTTAAAATACCAGTACCCAGTCCTTTTAGTGCAGTACCAGCACCTTTAATTTTAGCACCTATACCTGCAAGTAAAGAAGCAGACTCTTTTTGGTTTGCTAGAGTAACACCAGCTTTTGCAGCAATTAAATTAGCTTCTGCCTGTGTTAATTTACCAGTAGCAACAAGTTCCTTTAATTTTGCGGCTGTCACAACATTGGTAGCCGTAGCCTCTGCCGTTTCAGAAGTGATAAGTCCAGTATTAATCAACAACGCTTCTGATTGATCTTTATTTCTCTTTTTTGTTACGAGTATAGCATTAAGTTCAGCAGTAGTTAATTTGCCAGTAGAACCTAATAATTCTGCCTGTGATAAAATTGCCTGTTTCTGTGCAAGATTAAGTCCTTGTGTTGATAATACCAATTCTGCTTGCTTTGCGTTTAATCCTTTTAAAGCTGTTGCATATGCAGTTATATTTGTAGCATTTAATTTCAAATTGCTGAGTTCGTTTATTTTTCTTCCAGCAATATAAACATCTTCCAAACTTTGTCTAATTGTTTTGAATATCATACTAATATATGTTATACTTGTGGAGAGTATAACGTCCTCTTGTGGAGAGAGGATATTGATTCCCTTGTGGAGAGGGAAATTTATAATAGGAGATGTTTATTTATGAAAAGAAAAATAATAAAAGTAACAATTTTGATTTTAATGTCTATTTCTATAACTGGATGCTCCAAGGCTAATTATCAAAAGGATGAATCATATGAAACAGATATTATTGGAACATATGAAATAAATGCCGAAGCTGATTCTGATAATAAAACTACTTATTACAAACAATATGTGTTAAATGACGATAATACATATAATTATGAAAGCAATGTATTTGGCACAGATTCAAAGTCAAGCGGTAATTACACTATAAATAATGAAACAGAAAATATTCTCATAATTGATTTTGATATTATAAATAGTACATCTACCGATGAAGAATCAGTAAATATTAATTCTGCTAAACAATACAAAAAGGTTTATAAATATAAAAATATGCTTGGTGATATAATAGAAACGAAAGAGTTGCCAACATCCGAAATGTTTAATTACATAATACCGAATAAAACAGGAGGTGGCATGATATTTACTAAGGATGGTTATTATCATGCGTGTATTGATATTGATAATTGCCAATGTGACTATGCAAAGGACACAAAATATATAAGAAAAGATAATATTATATATTTCAATATTAAAGGTTCTGGTACTGATAACTATTGGCAAATTGCAGATTATGTAATCGATGATTATTTATTTACTCCAGAACTATATAAAGTGGAAGAGTAGTAGTATCATTTCATTCAATCATATAAATCACGTCCTTTCTAAATATTTTTATGAGTAAGATTACTCAATAGATATCACAATATCAATTATAATATCTATTCAATGATCTTGGCTTTGATGAAAATATGTTCTGGGTATCAAAAATATATAACTAATGATACAATAAATGTATCAATGTTTAGGAGGATATCATGCTATGGCACGAAAGAAGAAAATTCTTAGTCCTACATATACAGAGTTAATTGTACCAACATATGATGCATTAAAGCAATTAGGAAATTCAGCTACTAATGAAGAGATTTATAATAAAATTATTGAAAATTTAAATTTGCCAGATGATGTAATTCACGAACCGCATGGGAAAAATTTAGGCAGAGGTGAATTAGAATATCAACTTGCATGGGCAAGAACTTATTTAAAAAATTATGGTGTTATAAAAAGTATTAAAAGAGGTACATGGGAGATAGAACCATCTTTTATTGGAAATGTCCAATTAAATTATAGAGAAGTGATTGACTATACAGCGAATAAAAAGCAACAATTAGATAATAATGTAGAAAATAATAGTGAAAATTTTCAAAATGAGGACGTTGATGATCTAACAGAGGATAACAAATATATTTCTGATGTTGAACAACCCGAAAATGCAAATTTATATATAAAAAGCCTGATTGACTCGTGGGAAACTAAAGATTTAAAAATACCTTTCTTTCAAAGAAAGTTTGTTTGGACTTTACGTCAAGCAAGTTTGTTTATTGAATCATTATTGTCTAATTTACCAATTCCAGCCCTTATGTTTTATAAAGATGCTGATGACTTTCAATATATAATAGATGGACAACAACGAACAAAAAGTATTCTTTATTTTACAGGTGCAATAAAACTAGATGAAGTTGATGATGATAATAAAAAGTTTCTAAATTTTAGATTAATCGGATTATCAGATGATAGTCCATATAAAAATAAAACATTTGCTGGACTTGATCCTTCTATAAGAAGAAAATTATTAAACCGCACATTGCCAATAACAACAGTCAAGGTAAATGATGATAGTGATTTGCCTAAAATCTTTGAAATTTTTCGTAGACTTAATACAGGAGGTACTCCTTTAACTAAGCAAGAAATACGAAATTGTATTTGTGCAGGTAATTTTAATGAATTTCTTATTGATTTAAATAAAAACAAAGAATGGCAATCATTTATTACCAGCGAGAACGATAGAAAAAGACAACGTGATGTTGAACTAATATTACGATTCTTTGCTTTATATGAAACATACAAACAATATAAAAGACCAATGGATGAATTTTTAACTTTGTATTTTGATGCACACAGAGAGATTGGTGATATTGAAAAAGAAGAAAAGACTGCTCTTTTTAATGCTGTTGTTTCAGCTATATACAATAATTTAGGGAGAAGGCCCTTTCATATAAAAAATGGTTTAAATTCTGGTGTATGCGATTCTGTCATGGTTGCTTTTGCAAATAATATAAATAATATTCCGCTGGATATAAAAGATCGATTCTTTGCATTGACACATAACGATGAATTTTATAAATATTGTGGCAAAAATATTAACGACAATGAATCTGTACAATGTAGGATACAAATTGCAACAGATTATCTTTTTGGTGATTCAGAATAAATTATTAAAGGCTCATCTATTCAGATGGGTCTTTTTTTAATACTCAAAACATTTAGTTAAATCATTTGTTATTGTTTTGAATATCATACTAATTTGTGCTATACTTGTGGAGAGCATAACGTCCTCTTGTGGAGAGTAGTGTTTTGCGTCATGTGGAGTGACGCTGTATCTAATTGTGGAGATTAGACATTGTGTTTTGTGGATATATTTGGTATAATTTTACTAAAAATATATAATCAAGGGGATACATATGATTTTCAAAAAGACATTACAAATTGTTTTGGTGTTCTTATTAAGTATATTATTATGCTCATGTTCTTCTAATAATAATTTAAATGATGATTTTATCAGTTTTCATGAACAACAATTAGACCAAAAAGTTTATAAAACATCTCAGGATCAAAATTTTGTAATTAGCAATTTAGACAAGGAAAAAGTTCCTGAACATTCAAAAGTTGTTTTAATGGTATTTCTTGGGAATGAAACCAAATACCAGGACGAAGTATATAAATGGTTACAATTATCAATAGATGAAAGAAAAGCTGATTTAAGGGAATGTGCAGAGTTAGTGATTAAATATGCTCAAGATAATAACTGGAAAAATGATTATTATCTTTATGTCAATTTGACAGATATTTATGGTGTTTGTAGTATAATATATGATTATGAAAAAGATGAAATTTGGATACCAAATTGCGAAAATACTTTTATTGAAATGTATGAAAAATTTAATACATTCTACGAAAAAGATTTAGAAGAAACACAAGATGGAATTGATTTTCTTGTAGATAATAATTTAGCATACATCAAACATAATCAAGTGGAATATAGAAATATTTTTAGCTATACAGTATATATAGATAACGAAGGAAATTTTAAAAGTTATGGCGAAGATAATTCAATAAAATATTAAACAATCATAAAAATCACATCCTTTCAATTTTTTAGAGCGATAAGACTACTCTATGAATTGCACTAGAGATTAATTCAGTTTATACGGTAGTCTTATTTGGTTATTAAATTGACTAAGTGGTAAGATGTTATATATTGCTTTATAATATATGGTAGAAAATAGAATGAATCAAAACTTGATTGAATATTTATTGATTATTAAGGAGTGGCATTGTAATAAGTGCAGTTCGGATTTTTAGGTAATTAATATTACATCCTTTCTATGAATAGAAGGGTAGAGAATATGAAAAACAGGATACTTGATACAATATCCTGTTTAATAGAAGTTATTTAATTAATTATTTTTACTATTTAAAGAATTTATAATCTGTTTCATCATTAAATATTGCTTATTTTTTTCACATAAATTCCAAATGAATTGATATTTTTCTCTGCCAAATTGAAATCTTAGATCCAAGTCATATATAGCTGTATCTAAATCATTAAAATCAATTATCATACATTGTAAAAATGTATTTATTGTTTTTTCTACGATTTTAATTTTTTCTCTATCCCATTCCTTATATTCTTTAATAATATTATTATACAATATATGACGATTAAACGTATATTCTATTAAGTCATAAAATTTATCAATATTCATTTCTCGTAAAAAAACAGTTTGCACTTCAATAATTTTTATATTATTAAAACTTTTTAATATATTTTTCCAAAAAGTGATTTCGTTATCAGAAGTTATTTCATCTAATTCATCAATAAAATTTTCTAAATTTACTGATGTATATATTTTTTTAAATGCGTATAAAAAATCATAAAATAAATCTAATGTTTTATAATCTAACATAATTTTCTCATTCTCAATTATATCATTGAAATTGTGAGACACATTCTTTAAGAGAAATAACTTATCAATAACATCGTCAACTTTATCCTTTTGGGCATCTGATGTTATATATTTTAATAATTTGTTTTCCATGGTTTACCTCCAATCCAATTACTGTCATCTGAGAAATGTGCAATATTTTGATAGTAACTTTTTTCTTTATCTAGCAAATATGTCAATTTATTCAAATTATAATTTGCACTCGCAGAATTTAAATGAGGCTTTTTAAGTTTATGATTATCTTGATTGGATTTACTTAATATATATTCAATTAAATATTCTAAAACTTCATTTACTTTTCCTTCATTGTAATTTAAAGTCAGGTCATCAAAGTCAATATTCTTAATCATGAAAAATGCATAAAGGTTTTTACCTTTAGGAGATAAAGAATATAATACAGTGTCATTTACTTGACGTGTCATAACTAAATCATAAATATGTGACGATGGAGCAAAGAAATCTACATTAGAATCAAAAAGTTCCTTTAATTCTGAATTTGAAGCTTCAGTATGGTCATAAAGGTATTTATAAAAATTTAGTTTAGACGGATTGCTAAAGTATTTTTTACATTCATTTACTTTGATAATATAATTTTCATTAATATCCAATACTCTAATAACTAATTTAAAAAAGTGTAATATATTGTATTGCTTTAATGCAGACATCAAATTTGGTATTTCTGATTCTCTACAAAAGGATATAATTATGTTATATTGTCTTCTGGATTCATTTGAAATATCCTTTTTTAATTGTTTAATTTTCTCAAGTTCTTCATAATTTCCAGCATCATTCTTTATGTTATTTATAAGAGAAGATAAAATATTTTCATAAGTAGATTCTATATGCATATCGAAATTAGAATCATTAAAATTAGAAATATTATTCTCACTGTTTTTTATATAGCCTAATAATTCATCAATTTGATTCATATCAACACCTCTTCATTTCATAAACATTTAAACTAACAATATTATTTTCAAAAAACAATTCTTCTAAATCAATATTAAAAATTCTGCCATTGCAAAAAGAATCACAATTTCTACATTCTTCATTAAATGTATAAAAAATTTTCCTATGGGAACGAGTTGTATTATCTTTTGAGGGTGTAATAATAAAACCAATTTTATTTTTATTTTCTATCTTTTCATTTAATGAATCTATATTTTCTTCTAAATGTTTTAAAGAAGAACATGTATTGCACATAATAGTAGTGCAATGATATCGTTCTGAAAGGGTAGCAGCATTATTAGTAAGATCGTTTGAAGGGTTACATGCTGGCAATATTATAAAGTCACCTTGTAATATTCTTGTAAGATTCATATAGCAATCATCATCAATATCTTTGCATATATAAGTTAATATTCTTCCAAAATTATTAATATCTATTACATGTATATTGCAATCATGAATTAAGTGTTCACTAAAAATTATTTTTTCCTTAAAATCATGCGAAAAAAGAAAACTATCTAGCAAACATTTCTGTTCGACATTTGAACAGTTTTTTATAATTGTTTTAAAGTCATCTTCGGAATATTTTAAATCAAAAGGTATTTTCTTATAATATTGAAAAATTTCCATGCTTTCATAAAATACATGGCATATATTATTTCTATTCTCCCAAACACTTCCACAAAAAACAAATTTAATGTCTTGTTCATGTAATTTAGAAATAATCGAATTAATTATCTTTTCTGTCATAAGCATTTCTGGAAATATAAGGAAGTCTATATTATCCGATAAATTTTCAATAAACTGATTACATCTTTCAATAATTTTCCCTTCAATATTATCTTTCATATTGTTTATATTAAATTTCATATTTTCAGTATATGTAATGTTAAAAATGTCATGCAAATTAGTATTCAAAATCGGGCATATAGCAATTCTTAGTTCTTTCTTATTGTAAATGCGATTTATAAAATCTTCATATTCAATTAACTCATGAATTGTTATATTATAATCATCATCAAAAATTATATAACTTTTCAATTTACTATTAACCGATAAACTATCATATTTTTTTCTTTCTCTTAAATAATTATTTTTATATTCTTCTTTATATATACTGTTGAAATCTTCTCGATAATTAGATAATAAAACGGGATAAATTTTTATCTTTTTATTATATATTTCGTTAAGGCTTTTATATGTTTTAAATTGATCATCTAAATAAGTTGAATTTCTATAATTATAAATTTCACATGAATCAATTGATATCAATAAACAATAATATTCTGTAGTGGATAAAGGTTTATAATTTAATGATATTAATATTGCCTGTTTTAAATATTTAAACGCATAACAAGGACTGAATTGTTTATCTTCTAAATATTTATTTAAAATTTTATTGAAAATGTCCATGGTAGATTTGTCGTATACATTATTTATATCAAAATTTTTATCCTCAATTATATGTGCATAGCATATTGCCATGATATCATATATGTTTCTTGCAGACTCAAGTTCTTTGGTAAACATAATATCCCCCTTCATTCTATATTTATCTATTAAAATTATAATATACAAATTCAATTATTGGAAGAAACATATGTTTGAATATGGTAAAATTTGGAATTTAATTGCAACTATGCACACTTTGATAGAACTTATGTTCTGCTTTGAGATATAGTTTATATCAATAATTGAGATATGTCAATACTGTATAGGCAGTATTGTAACAATAAGGGCGGTATTTAAACATGATTGATTGGAGTAACTTTGAAAATAAATTACAGGAACGTGGCAGGAGAGCAGAACTATCACGTCAAACAGGCATATCTACCGGCAACATACGAGACTGGTTCAATCCTGATAAACCAGCACAGCCAAGTGCGGATGCTCTTGTTAAGATATCAAAAGCCCTTGATTGCTCCGTAGACTACCTGCTTGGGCTTACTGATGTTGAAAAGAGAGCAACAAATAAATCAAACATCATCCCAATTCCAATAGTGAAGCAAAAGGCTGCCGCTGGACTTGGGATACAAACCAACTGAACTGTTAATTGTTTTGAATATCATACTTATAAATTTTGCAACTTGTGGAGAATTGAATGTAGATTTTTATTTGAATCAGTAAATATTATTAACTCACTTATCAACCTTACAAAAACAATATTATTTTCGATGGATTTTCCCGTAGAAATATGGTATACTAATTCTTGCATATTGTTGGAGTGTACCGCACTTCATTATAACCACTCATTACTCACCAAAGTTTGGGTGGTTATTTTAAAAGAAGGGAACAGTGCTATGGATAGCAAAATGATTGTTGACTCAATAAATATTTTGTGTAAAATAAATAATATTTCAATATCTCAATTAGAAAAAGATTTAAACTTTAAGCCGTCATTAATTGACAGTTGGAACAATTCATTACCTACTCTTGATGAAATTGTGGATATAGCTAATTATTTTGAAGTATCATTGGATGATTTAATAAAAAATAAAATTAAAAAATGAAAGAGAGGGTTGCCCCTCTCTGTTCTATCCATATTTGCATTATGAAATTATTTATGCTGTCCTAATCATATTTCTCCAGTAATCAAGCCTACCGCGCACATTCTCAGGACTGCTTGTTCCTGACTGTACATATTGCTTATAATCGTTATTTGTTTCGTATTCATTAAGAAACTTATTGACCAATTCAACCAACTTTGAGAATGATTTCTTGTCCTTAATAATCCGGTATCCGCTATATAATACCATTGGAATTGATGTGACAGGTATTTTAATCTCATCAAATGCTTCGTCAAATTTATCCATTGATTCTTTTAACACGTCAACTTTTGATAGACTTTCATCAGCGTAATCTTGCACGAAAACATCAATGTCTTTTGCTCTGAATGATGTAAAATCTCTCTCCTGATTGCTGCAAATAAGCATTAATGTTTGAATTATTAGATCTCTATCTGTACCGTTTTTCCTTTGTGTAGGTGTAACTAACTTATCCATAAAGGGATGGTTTGCCAAAGAATATACAGCATCGCTGAATGCATCGGACTCATGTACAATACGAAGCAATTTCCCGTTGAGGGGCTTGGAAGTGTTCTGCCGCCTGAACATTTCCTTTACCTCATTATCGGTATAATCAGACAATGTACAGAACTCTAAGCTGCAGGCAAGGAGGGTTGATTGCACTTCTTCATCAAGTTTTTTGAATTTTTTGCCTGCTAATTCATATTTGTTTTCTACAATCTCACCTTCTTCTTTGCTCCGGATGATAATATTGGGCGTGTCCTTGCTAAGGGCAAACTCATTATTTATATAACTGATACATGTTGAAGTCCTTTGGGAACCATCAAGTGTGTATGAAGTGCCATCTTCATCAACAACATAAATAGGATTCACAGGAAAGCCTGAAAGCAGACTGTGTATCAGCAAAGACTTCATTTTGGGACTCCATTGTCCAATAGGACGCTGAAGTTTATGTGAAAAAGAAATATTCCCCTTTTTGTGTTGATTGGTAATCCACTGTAAAGTACGTTCTTTACTGGATGTCTTCATTCTGCTACCTCCGAAAATATTTTGAATTTTGATATTTTCAGAGTAGCACATTTATAAATTATTGTAAATAATTTTTTGTGAAAAATTGTGTGAAATAAGATTATTTTAATTAATATATCTTTATATTTGACAATATATGTCAGTATGTTACAATATCAATTACAGCACTCAGACTTGATTCTGTAACCACCTCCAAAAAATAACTCGCCTCCACGCGAGATAGGCTTGCTCCACACAAGCCACCGACATAGTATGATGTTCAAAACAACAATGATTATCGGAGGTGGCTCATGGGAAATATAATTAAAAGTGCTGTTGAGTGTGAATTTGCGTATGGGATGGTATGCGTATTAGCCAGTTTTATATTCTTTTACGCCGCCATTCGATTTGTAGTACCTTACATATATAAGATTGTATGTAAATTATGCAATACATTGGTGAAGTACAAAGATATTCACACAAAAGCCAATGTTAAGGATGTCTCGTTTGAGACAGAATTACATCGGTAATTTTGGACTACTGGATTCCACTCTGGTAGTCCTTTGGCTTGTCTTGTTTATATGATTCTCCGTTTCTTCCCTACGGCTAGGAGAAATCCTTACATTATTCTATTCCTTCTATAATAAGTATAGTTGCTATTAAGAAATAGAAGAGTAGCATCACTCTTTTGGTTCATGCTTATATTATTAGGCTCCACCCTAATAATATACAATCTATTTCGGTTCTATCTTCTTATCAACTCCGATAGTGAGAGTTCCAACAAATGTGTAAGACGTAGGAGATAAGATTCCTAACAGCAATTACTAACCGCTACACTCGGCAAAGTCTGGATCACTCCTTGCAGCATTAGGAATTTCACCTAATGCCACCTGCCCTGATGCTCTCTGAGATTAGCACTCATCTAGTGAGATTTCCATCCTTAAAAGGATTTCTGTACATTCTGTACGCTGTCATCTGCTCGTTATTGTCAAATATCACATTGTAACTATAGCCGTTTGTGTTGCCACTTAGGAGAGTAGTGATATTTGTATACCAACTTTCAAGACCATTAATTGCTAAATGGTGTATCCATAATGCAGAGGGATACCATATCTGCTATACTTATAAAAAGTATACGGTGGTTAATTCCACACGAGATTCAATTGTGTATTTCACAAAGGATAATATTTAAAACTTATTCTTTGAATAAGAACCAATATTACAACAGGCATATTCGATATGAGGGATTACGTTTTACCCTACCTGTGTTTTTAAACCCAGCAAATAATCCTGCTCCGAGTCCGATAGATCCAAACAACCCAAGTTTGGAGGTTAGTGTGTCGATGATGTTCATAACTGATGTTAATCCGTCAACGACTGTTTTCATGTCACTTCTTTTAAAGAGGTTTTGGGCTACTGATGTGGATGTTTCGGATAGGCGGTTGAGTTTGAAATCGAGACTATCCATAATTACTGACATTTCTCTATCTGCTGATCCAGCACTATTTTCCATCACTTCAATAGCAGAGCGGATTTGATCAAAATTTTTGATCATTGCCGCGCCTACTTGAGCACGATTTTTCCCAAATAATTTGTTAAGTAATTCATTTTGTGACTTTGCATCAATTTCGTCCCAAATGTCAGAAATATCACCAAGGTAATCAACTAAATCTCTGTATTCTGTTTGGGAAGAATCAGTAAATAAAGAAATTCCTTGACCATTATTACTTGCAACTTTTGTCAAATCAATGACCTCGCCCTTAATATTAGCAAGATCTTCACTAAATTCTTCAGTTTCCTCGTCATAAGACCTAACACGCAAAGCGATTGAACGGATAGCATTACCTACCTGTGATGCATCTTGAACAATTTCTTGTGCTCCAGTAAAAAGTGCAATATTCGACTCGATTGTTCCTCCAACGGCGGCCATTGCAGCAGAAGATTTTCTTAAACCTTCGGCTATTTCTGCGTTAGAAGTTCCAAATTTGTTACCTACGTCATTGATTTTACTAAGTATTCCATCTAATACATCATCAACTTCTACATCATAAGCACGCATCATAGATACTAAAGAAGTAGTGGCTTCGTCAACATCCATGCCTGGTGAGATGCTTGCAAATTGGGAACTGAATTTTGCCATTTTTGTAGCTGCCTCACCGCTAGAAAATCCGAGCCTTGACCAGGCGGAACTTTGATTAATTATCTCCTCAGTAGTAACCCCCATCTGTTTTGCTACTTTATTAGAAGAATAATAAAAATCTTCCAGCTCACTATTTGTCATAGTAGTAGTCTTTTTCAGATCCACCAAAGCAGTATCCAGTGCCTTAACAGTTCCTAATCCACCCTTAACAGACTGGATCGCTTTCATTACCAAGAAAGTTGAACTCGTCCAATAGCTAAATGAACTCATTCCTTCTCTCAAAGTCTGAAAGAATGTTTTTCCTAGTTTTCCAGCATTACGGGCTTGTACAACTGCATTATTAAACTCCTGATTTAACTTTGCAATTTCTTCTCTTGTAAGCTTTGCACCTTGTGTAGTTTCATTAAATATTCTCATAAATTCTCCGGAATATTTAACAGCTTTGCCATTTTTACTCATAAAATCATTAACTTGATTGTGTAAAGAAGAAATAGCAGAGTCCTTAGCCATTTCAGCATTCATTTTACGAACATCATTAGTAATTTTCTGATATTCAGTATCAAGCTTTTTGCTGGACTCGATTAATCTTTTTTGTGTTGCTTCTGACTTGTTATTTGCATAAGCTTCTGATGCTTGTGTTAATTTTGTCAATGCATCACTCAATGCAGCGGTGTTAATCCTTGCCTGACCTTCACTGTCAGTCCATTGTCTCGTCCTTGCAATCAGAGTTTCAACTTTGGATTCATATCCGCCTGTCTCCATTGAAAGTTGAATTTTATCGGCTCTTGATGTTGCGTTATTTACATCTCTGATCACTTGGTTTATCGAAGATAAAATCTTGCTTGTATCAATATTTAATTTTCCTGAGCTTGCTTGATTTAAAGCAGTTTGTATCTGTTTGGCAAAATTTTGTAATTCCTGCTTACTTGCTGATGTGTCTAATACAGTTTTTAGATTTATATTTTTACTTTCAAGCTGTCCTTTTAGCTTATTTAGATCTGTTATTGCATTTGATGTATCTAATCGTGTAATTAATTGGACAATAAATTCATCCATATATTTCAGGACTCCTTTCAAATAAAAAACTCCCATGCTCTATCATGAGAGTTTATGATTCTTTATTTAACCGTTACTGTTAATCCTTTTGTTTTGAAAAAATATGTAAATTGGTCAAGAAATTGTTTAGAATGAATTTCTTTCAAAGCATCATCCCAAAATCTCATATCACCAACTTTTACAGGATGATAATATCCATGAAATCCCTGATTTGCCTGTTTAGCGGTTCCTTCCATAGTCCACCCGTTATAATATGTTATAGATGTGTCTATATAAATTTCTGCACAACAAGAATTTCCAATTCGCTTTACATCCGTTCTTACAACAGAATTTAAAAAATTCCAAACCCTAGAATAAAATTCTGGCGTATATTCTTTATAATAATATTTGATAAATTCTTCAATTGTTATTTTAATTTTATCCGCTATTTTATCAGTGATATAGGTAGCATATCTATCAAAGCTATTTTGTAGTTGAGCAATGTTTTTTATTACTTGTGACATAAATCACATCCATTCTTATAATTTCTGTATACAAATATTTTATTTTGTTATATAATATTTTCATCTGTGGCAGCATAGGTAAAGAAAGGAACTGCTGTGATAGAGACTGCTTGCTCAATCATCTCTGTGTGCATAGCAACTTTAGGATTGTTATACACGATTTACAGAGACAATAAAAAGAAATAATATAACATAAAGTACAAAAGATATGAGTATTTGCTTATTTTGTAAATTTGATGAAACGATAAAAGACTAGTCACCTTTTATTACACAAAAAAATATATAAATCCTATGTTTGCGCAAGTTTCTGAGGTATAGCAAGATGAGCAAAGAAAGTATCTGCTTGACAATGATAACGATAATGGTATAATAAAATGTAGAGCAAGCAAAAATATCATGGGAGTTTCTATTTTAGAATTGCAATCTGACTAATTGCAATATCTAAGTCCTTTAAGAAGGGTAATTGATACTTCCCCCAGAGGTAGCATCGTTGAAATACGGTGCTATTTCTCTATGTCAATGAAAGAGACATTCTATGCCTCCGCTTTATTATTTGATTCGTGAATCAATTTCGCAAGAGAATCCACGAATTTCTTTTCAAGTTCCTCTGGATTTTTAATAAGTTCCATAACCTGTTTGTCAATAAACTGCCAAATAGCTAATCTCCATTTACTCCTCAATTGCCAACATCTAAACATTCTAAATAGAGTAATCATAATTTTTATTCCTTTCTATAAATATTAAATTTCCAATAATAAGAATCATCAGTCCAAATTTTATATTGATTATCAAATGGATCATATTTAACTCGTAATATTTGCGGACTGGTGTTGCAAATTTGAAAGTATGTTTCTGGATTGATGTGATAATTTTTAGATTTTATAATTTGATCTATTTCGTAAGAGTACATGCTGTATCATGAAGAAATTTTTCTACATCATATCTATAATTAACTTTTAGTTTTCTTTTTTTTATTTTTATGGGATTGCAATATTCAATCATATCTTTTTCATTAAAGCTTTTCTTAGTTATCATTTCTGATAATCTGCAAAAATCATCTATAAACAAAAAATAAGTGGTATCTGTTTTTCTGAAATCTAAAACAAATCCACTTATGATATTTTCATATGTATTTAGTTTTTTCAATGATTCAATTTGATGATAATGAATAATTCCATTATCTTCTTTGCACCTTTCAAAAGAGCATGAATTTTCAAATGTTTTTAACTCAAGGGAATACAATATTCCTGTTTTCCCATTATACATTATATAATCGCAAGGACTACGCTGACTAAACCTTAAATTATTTGCCATATTAAAAGATTGGGCAGCATCTGGTGGCTTGTATGTAAATAACCAAGCGGGACAACTTGCTTTCCAATTTTGCTCAAAAACTTTACCGGTATTTTTCATTTAAATTCACTTCCCAGTTTAAAATTTGATTATTTGACATTTTATGACATTTCTCTTATAATAATGACTATAAGCAATTATCCAACATTTTATTTTGGCTAGATAGGATGGTTGGCGGTTTTGAGTCACGTCAGAACAGCAATGTTCTGTTTATCGGATAGATACCCTTGCTAAGAAAGGAGGGTTATAGAAGAAGTGACAATTTGTGAACTAATTGTAATACCATTAGTTATTGGCATTGTAAGCGGAGTAGTATCAGCTTACATAGTCAAATTCCTTGATAAAAGGCACAAAAATAACCGCCATGAGATGAAGTGAAGCGGTTACTTTTGTGTTAATGATTCATTTTTGATTTATTAGCCATAAACCTACCCAAATTACGGCTCAAACCGTCAACGGATAATTGCTTATTTTAATGTAAAAACTCTTTCTATATTCATTATCATAATTCAAATTGATTACATTGTCAATAAAAAATGTCTAAATTTGTCGCTCAGTGTCTTATAATATAACATAATACGACAAGTCGATATCACTTTGCCTTATTCTTTTATGGCTATTTATATCTGTGGAATTTTTTCCCATGTATACATTTCTTTTTGTACGACACTGTGAACAAAGCTGTTCTTTCCTTCAGCAGATTCGTACTCATCAATTAAATCTTCCAATGCTTCCAGTTCCATATCATTGATCTTACCAAATGAATGATAGTATCTATATGACTGGCTTATTTTATCTTTTAATTCAGCCCTGATACGTTTATTGTTTTTCCGTTCACTTTCTAAAAAACGTTCATCAGTATCACGTTTCATGTTATCTATTTTTTTTGAGATTTCAGATAATGACTCGGAAAGTTTATTTTGAGCATCGGTCAGATCTTTCTGAATAGAAAAAGATTGTTCACGATCATGAATCCTATTTTCCATTAATGTTCTAATGTTAGATTGATTATCCCTGATAGTCTGCAATAATTCTTCTTTTTTCTTCTTTCTGTTGTATAAATCATTAAAAAATTCAGAAATAACTTTTCTGTTTTTGATAACAATCCAACATATAAGAATAATAAGCATAAATGCAGCAATCATAATCATAGGGTTGATATTTTCTAAATAATTAAGTAATAATTTTTCCATTATATCATAATTAAGCCTTTCTTATAAAATTGTAACATATTTGCCGGATACATATCCAACAATATTATCTTTAGTCTTAATCTGATACCAGCCGTTTTCCTCTGATAACACATATACTTCATCATTCCTGTTTAAAACTTTTACGACATTGTTACCCTGTACCTGCGGAGTTTTCCGCATGTTTAAATTTGTGCAGTTAGTTATTTTTCCCATAATATTATGAATAGAATTGACTGGCGTTTTTATTTTAAGACTGTCAGGGACAGTAATGACCCACATATATTTCACTTGCCTTGAAAAGAGTGTCCATGTATTCTTTGTCCTAGCTGCATTGACGGAAGCCGGGTCATTTATATATACATACCCATTTTCATATTTATATAAAAGAATGAAATGTCCGGAACTTGTCCAGTTTCCTTTCCCCATGCAGGCAATGACCCAGTTCCCCTTTTTTAATGCATTCAGTGCTTCCGTGTGGGCCGCAGAGGAAGACTTGCCATATAGGTTTGTCTGGTTCAGCATCCTGCAGTCAATCCCATAGACAGAAAACTGGGGGACAAAATAGGAATAGTAAGTGCCCTGATTGAGTGCTTTGTATCCATGCCCCATAGACCATTCGGCAGTAGTGACAGGCGTTACGCTTTTATCTTTTAATGTAGCGATGACCATGGCAGAGGCAGTCACTCCGCACCCGGAACTTCCGATTGTTTTCTTTTCGCCTTTGGCAGAATAATTATGATTTTTCCATTTTGGGTCTGTCTGCAAATAGCTGATTGGCTTAGTGATATTGACTTGGGGGGCGGGAGGCGCGGCAGGGGATACGGCTCTGTCAAATAATTCCTTTTCTGCTGCACGTCTTGTTACAAGCCCTTTTAAAACTTTGCCCCCAGCTTTATTGTATGCGGTAATTTTTGCGCTGATTTCTGAAATGGTACGGTTCCCGTTATTTAAAAGCAGATTCAAATTGCCAACGCCGCAGTTAAAGGTGAAGCTGACAAGGGCATCAAACTGGTTTTGATTCCAGTGATATTTATCATTATAACGATTTACTGCTTTTTCGGCAGATGCGCAATCTGTTCGTAGCAAAGCGTCAGCCTGTGCCTGGGTAATTGTCTGACCTTGCCTTACATCGGAGCCATAATGGCCATAACCTATCGTCCAATATTTTTCTGTGCTGACGGCTTTATATGCATAAAGTTTACATCCCTCAAATTTTTTGATTAAGGAAAGCCCGTTTTCGCTGATTGATAAACTCATTTAACCACATCCTTTACTGTTTCTTTGCCATATTTACGGAGGATTCAATTTTAAGTTTTAACCACTTATCGAAAGAACCATATAATCCTTCTATTACCTTCTTTGCCTCATCTGAAATCATATTCATGGCTTCTGCATAAGCCCTGTTAAATGCTTCTTCCTGTGCTTCTTTATCAAATTTTCCACTTGACTTCAGTGAATCAACATATATCTGATTTATGTATAAAACGGCATCCATTACATCGGACAGTGCTCCCTCAACAATTTTGCTCAGGTCTTCATTGTGGGTAGCATCCATGATGATATTGCTTTCGCTGATCTTGGTTTTTATAAGGTCAACGGCATATTTAGCAACCACCGGCAGAATAATTGTTAAAATAACATATAAAACATAATTGAGCATTTCTGAAAATTCCATATTTCCTCCTAACCAACAGTTTCGTCATTAAATTGTGACGAATCAATGTCATTGTAATCTGCATTATTTCCTTGGCTTACAAATCGGGTGTCACACATCTTTATTCCTGCAAGCCCTAGTAATTCAGTCCCGAAAAAGGCATATACGCATGTGGTAAGCGTAGGACTTAATTCTATTAGCGTATATTTTTGCAATAAAATAGCCGCAACTGTGTAGGATATAATTGCGACAATTGAAAGTAATACTATTAATTTGTTGAACTTCAATGTTATTCGAAATGGCAGAGACGTTTTAATAATTTCATATTTTAGTCTTCGCTCATTTCGTTTCTGTTTAGCAATCTTATATTTGACTGCTAATTCTCGCATTTTTTGTTCATGCGTTTTTTGTTTTTGTTTTGATTTCATTCAGAATCACCACTTGAAATTGCTGTTCTATTTGATTGAGTATCATATCGTTTCCAACGTTCCCAACATTTTTTTGTACGTTCCTTGCCGTAATAAGCAATTAGTTTTCCATCATAAACAGATTTTCCGATCCAATCAGGCTGAATGCCACATATATCAGAATAGAAGAGTAATTGCTTAATATTTACTAGTTTTAAAACATCATTATTATAATGTTCATAAACTTCATCTAAGGAATCAAAAATTATTCCCTGTTTAATTTCTATCACCTCAAATCGTAAAAAATAGGGTTATAACTATTGCAAAAATATTGTGTATTAGTTATAACCCTACAAAAATACAATACACAATATCCTTATTCGGTTTCATTATTTTTTGGTTCGTTTTTAATAATTTCTTCCATAGCTTTTTTATTAGTTTTTCGCTTTGTCATGGTACTCTTTGCAGTAGAAGGTTTTGAATTAAACTCATTTGCTTCTATCGTTTTACTTTCTGCTATTTGTCGTTTTTGTGCTTCACGATATGCAATAGTATCATTAATATATTTTGCGGCACATTCCCTTGAACATGCAAAATTGCGCCACCTAAAAATATCTGAGTGTGACTGGCAGTACGAGCAAGGTTCAAAAAGTTTTCCGCAAACACGGCAAGGAATCATTTTTTTATTTGCCATTATGCACTCTCCTTGATTTTATTGTCAATTAACATTTTATATGATTCGTCATTTTCAGACCAATAAGGTATTTCTAAATATGAATATTCAGACTCTGGCACATAAGACCTTATTGAAAGAAGGCTGCATTGGTTATGAATGCAGTCTCCTTTATAGTTGCTTAATTAATCAAATAAAATGAATGACCACAAATCGCTCTTTCCAGTACATAAGTTAGGCATAGAAGTAAATTCAAACGCCTGTGTAGCAGGATCGGAACCGCCTTGAATGTCAAACGTACCACTAAAATCTGCTCTATCAATAATGAATTGACCATGGAAGAGATTGTCACAACCATCCTGGCAGGTTACATCTATAAATATCTGAAGAGTCTTACTATAACGGTCAGAATCATTATCAATTTTCTTTCCTTCTACTTCTGCATCATAGAATGTAATTACTTCCGTTCCGTCTGCCACATCACCAGCGAAGAATGTAACTTCTTTGGTGGCTGGATCATAAGAAAATTCCCCGGTAGCAGGTGCAGCACTTGTCTGTGTTAGTTTTTTACCACCGGAAATGTATGCATTATTTGTATCCCTAACATAAATAGTGCCGATCTCATTGCCAACCGTGCCAGTAGCGGTTTCTGTAGTAATTCCCTTATTAGAAGATACTGTGATTGTATCCGTGTATCTGATAATATGTTTGCCATCTTCAATTTCTGCACCAAGCATTGCTGCTAATGCACCACCAGATAACATACCGTTAGTGCCTTTACCAGTAACCTTCTTGTTCTTTTTCAAAGAACTAATAACTCTGCCACCTTTACCAGTAATATCAGTTTTCTCTTCCTCATGTGATAAAGTAAAATCACTAAGTTCATCAAGAATCATTTCCAGACTACCATTAGTTCTATCAAAACCCGTAATCTGGTCATAGGATGTAATTGTAAACTTATCAATATTCATTGATTATCCTCCTGTTTTGTTTTATTTGCAAAATAAAAAAGACCAATTACGGTCTTATTTTCAAAATTAAATTTATTTATTTGGAATCCATGAGAGAATATCTTTATTGCCTAATTTGGAGGTATCTACAGTGCCGGCATATACACCAACCATTGCGTTATCAAATGCAATTTTATGTTGTATCTGCTTAAAACTTTGATTAAATCTATATATAGATAAATCCATACACGAGTCATAATCATATGGAAATTCACTTGTATTTACCAAAGCAATAACAAGTTTCTCTAAATATGGTTCCTGTTTCTTTTTAGTGTTTCTTTTTTGCTTTTTTCGTTCTTTTTCTAATAAATACTTCCGTGCCGATTCATTGCCCGGCTTATATTTTACCTTTTCAAGTAGATTTATTTTTCTTATAGTGTCAACTAAATCGTTATATACTTTTTCATTGATTTTAATATTGTTATTTGTACTATATATGTATGTATCATTATTCTTTTCCTTACAGACATCAAAATCAGACATATCTAAATCGCCAAATAATATTGAGATATCATATTTAGCATAAACAGGAAATAACATCTTAAATAATTCATAATCTGATATTGTTGTAAAATCAATTCCCATATTGTCAAGTTGCACCATATATTGGAAAGGGCTGGCGGTAAGAGAAGAAACAATGCCATAATATGCGAATTCATCTTCCAGTATTTCTCCGACAGTAGGAATCCGAACCGAAAGTTTAGTGTCAGGAACATTTACAGACGATAGGTTTAAAAGACTTTTTTTATTTTCCATACTTCAACCCATTATTAAAATCCTTTACTATGAATTTTAATAGCCTTCCCTTATATTTTTGCTGTGGGCAATATGGATCGTTACTTATTAGAGTTGTTTCCCCTACCCCTAAAACATTTTTTTCGCAAAATATATTATCAAGTTCACATACGGCTTTGTCATACCAAAGATATTTTCTGCCTTTTTCTTCATATTGAATAATATCCTCATGACACATAACAAAGAAATAAATTGTCAAATCTTTAAATACGTTATTCCTTGGGTCGATTTTGGCACTGATTTCATAATTTATAAATCGTTTTGTTTTGCTTTGGGTTTCGGGTATAAATTCATGTGGATATGAATACTTGTATGGAATTATGTCTTCAGGATATTCTTCGTTTTCACAACCAAGTAATTTGATAATTTCTGTAGAAGTACATATTTGTCTCTCTATCAGTTTTCGATATTCAATAATTTCATAACTTCTTGATTTACCGATAAATATTCACCACCCATCATTCAATAATATTTATTTTTATCTCAGACAATACAGTTTCACCAAGGACAATCTGTACAAAAAAAGAACCTCCAATAAGATTCTCATCATTAATAGAAACCGTTATTTGGTTATCGCTAATAGACTGCTGAACATCGAAATCTGATTTAACATTCCACTGATAATTTACTTTCTGCCAGTCAACAGAATTTCCATCTTTATCTATAAAAGTTACAGTATATGAACGTTGATACCCATTCTTCAGATTTGTATTCCCAGAAATTAAACACCTTAAATCTGTCGTTTCATCGGGTTCTGATGGAGTGGGTGGGAGAGGAGAGGACGGATCAATGTAATCACAGATTCGTAATTCTTGATTGTCTTTATTTGGATTGAATTCTGTTTTATCAGCAATCAGGCTCAAAGTTCCTCCGTGATTTCCATGTAAAAACAGAACATCATCATTCCTTGTAATTTTAAATACCTTCTTTGGTATTTCAGATGTATCAACAAAAATCCTTTTTCCATCAATTGTTAAGCCATCAGCGTCATGTGGAATAAGAATTGTAAAGTTGTTAGAGGATAAGATTATTGTACTATTTCCAGATTCCCCAATATCATATTTAGACGCAGAAGTGAAGTTAGCCCAACGTTCTATAATTGTGCCATCATCTTTTTGCCATTTTATTTTATACTGACATTCTTTTAAAACTGCTTTTTCATATTCTCCGTTGTTTCCAGGTCTTCCATCAACAAGCCAATATTCATCTTCAAAAAATATATAATTCCCACTATGTAAAGTACCAATAGGTACTAAAATACATCTTTCCATAGACCTTAAGGATGAATCTGCCACATTACCTTGTATAATTCCACGCAATTCTATTGATTTGCTTAAATCGTGATTGAACAACAAAACAGTAGAAGCAATATCTGTCTCTAAAGATTCTGCGAAAGCATCTTCTCTATAATCCAGAAAACTTTGATTTTCATATCCGCCTAACATATTTGGTTTTGTTTTATTACCAATAAGATACCATTCTTTCATCTGATACCCCCCTATGTATAAGCGGTAGGCTTTTGATTTTCTACCATTTCACTTGCGTTCCATGCAATATAATCAAGATGTGATTTCTCCGCTGTTTTAGTGCCATTACTACCGTCAATGCTTAAATCTTTACCTACAATTGAAACACGCTTATTAACAAGTGATACTTGACGTTCCTGATACATCTGTAACATAAATTGTGCCAATGTATCAATTACATATTGGTCAAGTTTAGAATCGAATTGCAATAATTCATCATCAAAATTTATTTTGTCTAATTCAACAGAATATCTACCAACAGCTTTCTTTAACCACATTATTTCAAGTGATTCTGGCAATACCTGTTTATCGGCAAAACTTGACTCAAAGCTATCTATTATATCTTTTGCTTCTGTATTTGCCATAATTCACCTCACAATTGATTAAATATCTGCAATTCTGCGACCGCAATAATCTTCACAAAATGCGTTCTTAGTATAATCATTCAGTTTTAAGTTTTTGATTGTATGTAACAGGTAAAATTTTTCTGCCCTAGTTACAACACTCTTTTTGACATTATCCTCAAAAGATTTTTGTGTTTTTAAATCAAAAATTTTCTTGATAGCATCCTGAGTAAGAAAATCCTGTTTCTTATTATCAACATCAAAACTTAATTCGCTTCTTGTATAATCATCTTCAATATACCATGTAGCATGGCTGCCAACACCGTCTACGCCAGTAATAAGGGTATTGCCATTTTGTCCCTGTGCAATAATTTCCTCACGAGAAAGTAAAACAGTTCCCAATGCAGGAATAGTAATATCTCCAACACTTGTTTTCCTTGCTGAACCAGTAGTCCAAGGAGCAATACTTCTTACAGTTACCTTTTTATCTAATCTGATTTCTTCAGTATTCTTTTCTTCAGCCATTTTTATCCTCCATAACAACTAATTTGTTTTTCGCAACTATTTATTTTTAATTGAATTCCACAATTCTATGAGCATATCTAATCGTTCCGACTTTTGAAAAGTCCAATATCTTACATGTGTTCTCTGATTTGTGTCAGTATCAACATATTCTTCTTTCATCGAACGTAGAAATAAACTCATTCTTTTAGAATAACAATAAAAAATATTATTCATTATAATCACCATTCAACTAAGATAGGGGATAGAATACATCCTATCCCCACAATAAAAAGAATCCTAATTACTCAGCAAGAGAATCAAGATTCTTATCATGTAGCATACCAATCATATACTCCCTGTTTGGAGCAACCAGTGCGCCAACTTCGAGATCATACCTTGTAAATAACTGACCAGTAGTAACATCATTTCCACTAAAGGAAGTAAGACCGCCACGAGTAACTGTAAATACAGGAGATTGACCACCCGTAGGCATTACAAAACCAAGTCCAGCATGTAACATAGTATCAAAGTTTGTGCCATCCTTATCAAGAGAAGTCAAATCATAAGGATTAGGAATCTCGGAAAGAGTAGCACCGTTGTAAACACCCATAAGCCCCGTATTATGAATTTCATCCATAATAGTTCTTGAAATACCGTTTACTGTAGGTGTAACACCTGCATATCCAGCAAAACCATTAAACTGAGAAATCAACGCATAATCGCCAGACACAGTAGGCTTACCAAAACGCCTTACGTTTGTGATAACACCATCAACACCAGTCTTTGTAAGACCTGACCCCTCAAAGAAGTATTTTACGCCTTTTGCGTTCTTGATTGCATTATAAATAGTTTCAACAACGTATTTTGCTGCCTTATTTCTAATCTGCACACGAACCTGTTCTTGTAACTCATTCTCGTCACTCATATCGCCAAGAGCCGCTTTTCTATAATCTACGGCATAACCGCCAGAAATAGTAGTGGTAGCAATAGGCATACGTTTCTTTCTGATAACAGGGAACTTCACGTCCTGACCAAGTGCCTGTTCATTTGCAGGAAGATTAGCAAACTCAGGAACTTCAACTTCGCAAGACTCATTATATCCGATTGGTTTATAGTTACCATAAATTCCAAGCAGCTTGATTTCCTTTAAAAGCACCGGCTGCATTGCAAAACGTCTGATTTCGTTCAACTCAGAAATAGCATTTAAATCACCAGAAGATGCTTTGGAGTTCAGTTCCTTGATATATTTAGCAGCGACGTCTGCCTTCTTACCATAAGGTGCCAAGTCCTTTCCTGCTGTCATAGAAGAGAAAATTTCTACAACAGCAGACTTGCCGTTTACTTTACCACTAGCAAAACTAGCGTCTTTTCTTTCATTATTCAATTCAATAACATAAGACATAAATTATGTACCTCCTTTTGTTATGCAGTTACCTTAACAACTGCGCCAAGTTTATTTCCAATGATTTCAGTAATTGTAAAGCAACCTACTGTATCCCCAACTTTAAAATCAGCAGACAGTGGATAGCCATATACTTCAAGTTCACCTACGACTTTTGCAGGGTCAAGAACACGCACATGAGTACCGGCAGGAATCTTGTATTCTGGCATTGCTTCGTCATCACCAGTTTCAAGCTGCATAATAACCTTTTTACCAGAGTCACTAGCAGTAAATTTACCATTTGCTACATCACCGAAAGCTCCGTTCATAACTTCCTTATCTACAACAGCATCCTCGAATGGATAAGCACCTCTTTCGATTTGACCAATCGTATGAAATTTGACCATTTATTTTTCCTCCTAAATTTGATTAAAAAATATTGACATCCTCTTCCTCATTGTCCTGTGTTTCAGAACACATTTCAGAAAAAATGTCAATTACTTCATTGTCCTTATTTTCTTTTGCAGAATTCTGTTCTGCCACCTTTGCTTCAGCATCAGCTTTCTTAGAAGCCTGTCCAATGCCGGCATAAATCTTATTAACAATAGCATCAATATTTCCTTCTAGTGGCTTCTCATTAAAGGAATTAATTTCTGACTCGGCATATTTCTTTTCCTCATCACTAAAACCTTCAATAGCAGTATTAAGTTCTCCAATTCTTGCCTTAGCCTTTAATGCACCAAGTTCCTTTTCTAATGCTTCTCGTTCGCTCCAATAAGTTTCATGTTCTTTTTTGAGATCATCAAGAGCTTTCTGTACCTGCTCAATAGTTGCGTTCAATTCAACAATCTTTTCTTCCTTTTCAGCAATAACAGAATCCTTCTCACTGATTGTAGAATTTAACTCCGTAATTTTTGCAAGCAGTTCTTCGTTTTTACTATTTATTTCAGAAATAGTAGATTGGATTAATTCTTTCAATTCTTTTTCATCCAAAGTTTTGTCCTCCTTATTTTCTTGTTTTTGTGCGACTTCAAGTACAATGGCGTTATCATCTGCGGGAGAAACTGATAAAATAGAAGTGCCAGAGAAAACAAATTCTTTTGGTGTACGGAATTCGTCTTTTGGTTCTGCTTCTTCATATACAATTTTGTTATCGTTAGTTTCCAATCCCATGATTTCTATTGAACTATCCACGTTTCCTAATGCTTTATTTTGTCTTACCCATTTAACAAAATTAGGATATCGTTGATTATATAAAAATCCGTTTGCAACTAAAGCTCTAATATCATTTCCATTCACATTGACATCTTCAATGCTGGCACCCTCAAAGCATCCAACAGTTTCAGAATTTTCAAATAAAGGTTCACGAACTCCATCATTATCAATTTCTTCACCTGTTAAACCGTGATCAAGAGGAGTTGACTTCGTTTCGTCACAAAAAGAAGCACAGATAGGCATGAGTTTTACACTATCCATTGCATTAAGCACATATTCTTCCTTCCAATGAAGACCGTTCTTATTTGTTTCTTTATCATCTTCGTGAATTTTTAATAGGGCAATCTTTATAGGAACACGTCCGCCTTTAGAAGTCTGTTTAGAAATTTCGAGGATTTTTCCTAACATAAACCATCCTCCTTAAAAATTTGTATAATAAAAGAAGCTTATAAAATGTAAGCCTCTGATTATTATTGTATTGTTTTATTTGTCGCTCGGACTTGGTATTGCATTACCGTTATTGGTTTGAGACTTTAATGTGTTTTCAGATGGGTTATCTGTTTTAGGTCTACCACCTTCATCTCCAGTATCATTATTAGATGTCCATGCGGTTTGATGTGGTAAATATTTTTCATATATACCGTCTTCAATTTCAGAATCCATTACACTCATATAAACATCAGGATCAACCCCTGTACTGGCGATTAGAAATGTCATAGAACCAGATGCAGAAATATATAAATCTTTCATCATTCCAAAAAATTCTTTCCTATTTACAAAAGAAGTAGGGAAGTAGTATATATCTATTTTATTTTTGGATTCCTTAATTAGATTTTTATTTATTACATGAACCAATTCATTTTTCCATTCACAAGCCCATGTATAAAGCTGTGCGGTTATCATTTCTAAGTTAGAAGTAGAACCAGCAAACGTGCCAGTAGACATTGCGCCAATCAGCGAAGCGCAGATACCTAAATCAACAGCAATATCGTTATTCATATCAGATTCATTCTTGTTATCAAAAATATCTGTAGAAACATCTATTGAATCCAATTTTGTACCAGCAGCCAATGACATAAAACTCACGCCACCACGACTGTTTTTATGTAACACAGCACCCTTTACTGCATTATGTTGATCCTCTTGCTGTTTCTTTGTTAATGTAGAACCAGTACCTTGCTTATTCTCTGGAAACACCTCATAAATAACACGGTTGTTTAATTCATCAAGAACATTCCTTTTAGTATCAATAAAGTAATCCTTATATAATACATCTGACAATGCAGCTATAATAAGACTTCTTCCCCAAGCCTCAACATTTTTACACTTGATTTTTCTGCACATTGTTCTATCAGGATTAAGAACTAACCAATCACCAGATGTATTTGTATTCTTTTTCTGATTGTATCCATCAACAATTTCTTTAGGATATTTTCTTAATTTTCTATCTAACTCTTCACCAGTAAAATCATCAAAATATCTCAGATTAAATGCTAATACAAAACGTCCATTTTTCTTACCAACAATTTTTGTATATTGCCAAGGAAGAGTTATAATAGAAGCATTAAGACCAAAATCATTGATTTCTACAATATTTTCCACGTCATAATCAGTCATAAACTTTCTGCGGTCTACAGACTTTTCCGTAGTTTCAAAATAGTAGAAAGCTATTCCATCCAACATTTCTGTGAATAAAGCGTCACGAATGAAAGCTTTATCATCAATTGTATCTAATGTAGACTTCATCAAATTTTTATTTACTTTTGCTTTTTGGGTTTTACTTTTACAAGTAATGATTCTATCAAGAGTCAGAAGTGCAGTCATATAATCTATAGAATTACTTACAATACCATTTTTACCATACACAAACTCAGATAATCGAATTGCTGTCTCGTGATTTCCGATAGGATTTCTCAAAACAGAATCAATTTCTTCTTTTGTAAAGTAATCATACACTCCGCAATTAAAAATTGATTCAAATAGATGATGATAAGAATATGAGTTAAACTCATAATCAATAGAATTGTCTTGCAGAGTGGTATTATTTGTTTCTACTACGGGTGGAGTAGTAGTTCTATTTTTAGGAGGGCGACCCCTCTTGCGTTTTACTTCTTCAGGCATGTGTCGCCTCCTTTCGTTAATTTATCAGTGGTTCAAAATCATAGTCACTGTTATCTGAAATCAAGTCTTGTTCTAGCAAACTTATAAAATAGTTCCCATATGCAAGACTTACATATCTATCTTTAGTATTACTTCCAGTTTCATATAAAGTAATTACACCAGTTTGCTCATTTCTTGTATATTCCAAAGACATCATTTCATTAACCAATGCCTGTGTTTCTAAATATGGGCGTTCGTAAAATGACATTACATCACTATCTGGTGAAGCTAAATATTCAGGAATGTTTGATTCCAATATGTCTTTTGCTTCATCAAAGTTTACAAGCAAATCTATCATTTGAGAATCAAGAATATTTCGTAAAGATATAGCAATATCATTATTCAATTTCTGACTTGCATTTATTGCAAATACATTTTCTACAGCACCAGAAACATTTACTCTTTTTGCAATATCATCATCATTCATACAACGCCAAGCAGGATATTCACAATCTCTATCTTCGTCATAGAGAACTTTTGCAAGTCTATCATATGTCAAAATACCACCATTACGAGTATCTAACACCACATAGTCTGCTTCAAAATCATAATATAGCTGTTTGATTCTAATAGCTTGTTTGTCAACATCGCTACCTGGATTAGCTTCTATATAAGATGGGATTCTTCTATATCCGCTTTTGATTTCGATAGTTTTGCCATCAATATTACTCGACTCGTAAGTAATGCTTTCAGGTAATGCACGAATACATGTAAAACATGAATTATCATTTTTGTTAGAGCGTTCAATAAATGCCATATCACAAGCAACAATGCGAATTTCTCCATTTTGCTTTGGAATACTATATGGATTTTTCTTTTTGTTTCTTACATCTTCATACCTTCTTGGATAAAATGCCTTTTTATTAGTTTGATTTTTAGTCAATAACCCATATGTAAAATATGCATTTGCACCTTCACGGAGCATTTCATTTTCATATTCCTCTCGCCATGTAATAGGATCAGTTGTTCTCTTAGCTTCAATTAGTTGCGCCCGTGTTTTTATTGCATGTTTTAAGGCAATTGAGTAATCAGTGGCGAGCATACAAGAGGTATTATCTTTATATTTACTACTGATAGTGTCTTTTAATAATTTACCCATCCAATGAGAAGTAGGAGCCGCAGAACTGATATAAATATTTACAGCTTCTTCTAGGAATTCATCATTTTCACGATATTTAACGCCATATTGTTCACACTTTTCATTAGTTCTGAATTGTGCAGGTCTTGCCATTTGGAACGGTTTTAAGACTTTATCAACAATATACTTGTCAATTCGCTTAAATTCTTCAAAAATTAAAACTGTACTACGATATCCTAAAGCCCCTTCGCCAGCAACAACAACTACAATAGAACTGCCATTATGGAAAGTCACCTCAATATCATTTGCGTTTGTTGTTATTTTTTTTATTTCACGTCTTAGATTTTCCGATTTTGGCATCAATTCTTTTTGTATTTTTTCTTTTACAATAAGTGATGCCTGTTTTTTGGAGCCGCTGGCAACCACGACTTTAGTATTTGGATATAAAATTGCTTTTGCACAAGAAAATATAGCAATAACAAATGACTTTGCGCTTGCACGACCTGCAATAATTACAACACTTATATAAATATTCAAAAGATAGAGCCATATTATTTGATACCAATGTAAGGGGATTCCGAGATAGTGTTCTACGAAAACTGGAATGTTTCTACGATAGAATGTTATCCAATCAATTATTCTTTCATAATTTGTTTTGCTAGATAACCATGAATGAGGTGGGAAATTTTTGAATACATTTTTCTGGTAATTGTCCAATGTTAATCACCATCCTCATTAATCCAGTATTCTTTTTCTTTTTCCTTTTCTCCGAATATAAGATTTCTAAGAGGTCTGAACATAAACCTTTCAATATATTCAACAATCCCAAAGAAATCATGATACTTCTTTTTATCTTGATAAAATTCCGCTGGACAATATTTTTCAATATCCATTATCCATTTTCCAAAAGAGTCATTGCTTGTATCAGCATTTTCTACTTTTAATTCAGCAGCCTCAAACATTGCTTTATAAGAATTGGAGAGCGTACCTATATCTTTTCCTGCCTGAATATTGACTTGCATCTGATATTCAAGCAGACAAAGATTTTTCATCATTTTTTGCTTCTTAACATCTGGCTTTTCAGTACATAGTTTTAACAGTTCATCATAATATCCTTGTAAAGTGGGATAAACTTTTGGTTCATATCCAGATCCCCAAAATTTAATCATTTTAGGAGTTAATTTATATTGATCAATATCTTCAATATCATCTGGATATTCTATTGGTTTATCTGTTTCCTCAAACCTCTCTTTGAGAGTATCTAACCAAGATAATCCGATCCATGGCTTAATCTGTACTTTGCTTGAATATGTATGAATCCGGCTCCTATGTTCACTGATTTTTCTGCTTGCTGCCAAAGGAGATTCATTAAAATACAATCCATACATCATGCAAATAAATTCAATTGCCTTTTCCTCAGAACCTTCAAAGAATGAAATCATTTCAGGATAGAATTTATCGGTACATTTTCTGCAAACAGGGTAGTAGCCATAATGTTTAAATAGTGGAAAATTAGTTGGTGTAAAATTGGATTGCAGCTTAGTATATTCGTTACCGCAACACCAACATTTATAGGATTCTTTTTTAGAAGTAGTATCAACAGATACATTTTTCTTGGTATTTATTTTAGTGGACGCACTTACAGCTTTCTGCGTCTGTTCTAATTTGGTTCTTGCCATAAGCACTATCCTTTCGTTTTCAATTTTGTTCAATTAAAAAAGACAGCCATGATGACTGTCTGAAAACACATAGAAAGAGTCGGACTCTCATTTTCAATTTTTGTGCGGAATCGAATGCCTTACCGTTAGGCGATATGTGTGAATTGTGCTTTAAATTATAGTGAAAAATCAAATCTAATATGGTATACTTAAAAGAAAATACAAAGGTGATACCAATGAATAAATTAGAAAATTACCTAAGTGGTGAGAACCTTGATACATATAAAAGAAAATGGGAGACATGGATATTTAGTTCAATTGTATCAATATTCTTTCCATTTATAATTTCCATAATAATAAATGCTGTGTCTGGAAGTTTTAATTTTTTAGAACTTTTTGCACATGGAGATATTATTATTTTATTTTATTCCTTAACAATTGCAGTTCTATTTGACTTATGGAATACACCCAAGGACAATAGAAAAAATGATAGAGGGTTACAAAGAAGTTTTTATATAATTCTTATGGTGTTATTTTCACAAATGGCTATATATGGAGTCATAAAAGCCAACATTATAACTAATTTATGGATGCTATTTTTTATGACGATCGGGACAATAATAGCATCATATTATATATGTAACTCTACACTGCTACAAATTTTTTTGTATAATATTGAAGAGGTAGAATAAATGGATTTTTCAATTATAGCAAGCATAATTTCAATTATTGCTGGTGTATCATCTGTTATATTAAGTATTACTAATTTTATTTCCACTAAAAAGGAGATGCAAATTAAAATAAAATTAGCTAATTCTGAAATAAAATTAAACAAAAAAGATATAGATAATTTAAACAAATTAATAAACACATCATTAACAGAAGAATGTACGAGTATTGCAAACTATTTTAAAAAAATTTCTCCCAATAATGAAATTAGAGTATATATCTATAAGATTGTAGATAATGAATGCATAAAAGTTGTTTCTTCTTCATCTCAATTAAAAGATGACAAGAAATACATTATAGAAGAAAATATCGAATTTTCTCAAGCAAAAAGGACAAAAGAACCTTTTATTATAAATAATATATCTTATTTTTTAAAACGTGGAAATAAATTTTTTAACTCTAATACAAATTGGAATAAATATTATCAATCGCTTATCTGTTGTCCAATTAAAGACAAAAATGATATAATTGTTGGCTTTTTATCTGTAGAGATAATGAAGCCTTTAAATGATTTAATAGACATAAAAAATATAACTGATTTTTTAGAACAACAATGCAAGATAATTTATAAAAATACAGAATTTGAGGAAATGTGATTTTTAACCCAATGAAACAATTCTTTCACCATATACAATTATGATTTATTTTAAACGGAATCAGGGAGAGGGTAAAGTTCACTCCCTGATTATTGTTTATATTTCATTAATTTCAAGGCGAAAGTAATTTAAATAATGGCCATCAAGTTCAGAAGAGAAAGTCAAGAGAATGCTGGCGGTTTGTTCTGATTCTGCATTATAGTAGATCAGTCCTTTGCCTTTATGTTGATGCATATCATAATAATCGCCATTACTCATTGCTAGTTGTATCATTATATTATTATGGGTATCCTCTTCACCATTTGGTGTAATAAGTCCTATTTCTGTTTCTATTCTATATGTTTTGCCTGTTTCTAACTTAATTTGTCCATTGGTGGTTGTCAGAATATTGCCAATAAATTCGCCTCTATTTTTTGTTATCAAAAGCTGCTGCGCTGTGCCACTTATTTCAATAGGACTGGAAAGTGTATACAGGCAATATTTCGGTTTAATTGGTTCTGGAATTTGTGCTAATGCTTGACCGGTTATTGATTCTTGATTCACTGCTAGATTTTGTTCCATTATTCTTGTAATAATGTCATCTTTTAGTGCAGATATTTGTTCATCAGACATATACACATTATTAATTACCGGCTGAGCAATCTCGAATACAGATAAACGAACTGCTGAAAATGTAACTGGTTCTGAACAAGCCATAATTTTAATGCTAATCCTTGTGTCAACATCAAATTTAAAGAACTGAATATTTGAGCATAAATCAGAAGTTGTTTTTGTGTTGTTTACCGTCTGAAGGGAATACCCGATTTGCTTCTGTGCATCTACATTGTATAACATTAGATTACACATTGTTTCATCAGTGACATTATCAAGCCTGAATGATGCATAGATGGCAAGCAATTTGCCTGCCGGTGCTATCATATATCCATCTGCATCTACAGCTAATCCATACAAGTCTTCTCCAACATCGGCGAGTTGGAAGTGGTCAAATACTTTATTTACAGAAACTGGGTTTCCCATGTTTTCTGGGAATATCATGAGGTTCCCACGGATTACCTTATCGTTTAAAACAGATTGATATCCGTTGGCAATTAAATCAGTACAATTATCAATTGCCAATTCAGAAGCTATTGCAGAGACTTCAGATTTAAATATATCATCTTTTTTCACGTCTGCAATTGTCTCTTGCTTTAATGTGGTCATCAATTCTTCTTTTTCCGTGTCGGTTAGTCCTGATACGGTACAGGGAGGGACAAATAAACCATCAGCTTTCTTTTCCAGTTGGTTGCCATTTTGCGCAGAGACTGCAATTTCTGCCTCTGGAATAATTTCAGATAGTTCTGTCCTGATGTCTTCTTTCATTTTATCAAATTTTTCATCTGATATATTTGTTTGTTCCTGTATCTTAACATAGTAAGTATGCTCACATTTGATGCAGTAACTTACAGCAGTATTAGTTGGTCTTGAGGTATATTTATTGACACCTTCATCATCGGTTATGACTTTGCCGGTATGCTGGTCGTGAGTTGAGCAATAAGGGGTTGTCTGGTCGATAGCGTCATAATATAAACTTGGGGTTAATCCCCATGCATCATCATGACTCAAACCAGAGAATATGGCTAATTTATTCATATTATTGGCTTCATCATACCATTTCCCTATATGTTGGTGGGCAGTTGGTTCTTGATGTACCCCTACATCAGCACCACTCCCAGTATTTCTGGTGGCAGTTCCGGAGCCGCGTAAAAATTCTCCTCTTAAATCTGGAACCGCGAAAGTTCCCGCAGCCCTATCTCCACCAAAATAATTGACATCTCCGAATTCTGCTTCGATATGTTGCGAGAGATGGGGGTAATCTGTGATGGCATAAATTGAACCGTCACATTTCAGATAATGGGCAGGGCAATTATTTCCCATATAAGCCATAATGTGCCCAACTGGTATATCTTCTGGGTGTTCTTTTGCATCGTGGATAAAATCAACAATATCTATGTTCTTTACTATTGGCTGTGCAATTTCGATGATTGTAAGCGATCTTTTTTGATATGTTGAGTTTGCGGTAGGTGGTGGATTATCAATAGTCCTTAATGTCACACTTACATCTGTAGGTGGAACATATATAAAACTTGCGTGGTCGTTACATGAGTGTATATCTTTCACGCTGCAACTGTATTGTATGTCATATACTCCGCTGTGTTGTATGTTATTTGTTACATCATAAAAGAAGTGCGCAAACCAGTTTGGTGTAGTGTTGTAATCACCACATCTTGAATGAAAAGTTATGTAATATGTTTTACCCTTATGAAGTTTGATATAGCCGTTCTCGTCCAACTCAATTCCTTTTGCGTATTTATAAAATGAAGAAAAATTCATAAGACCGCCAGATATAATTGGATCTTTATTGCAACTGATTAAATTGATGAACTCTACTTGCCCACCTAATATAGATGCGGAGAGATTAGGATCTGTTTTGATGATGTCCATGATTTTCTTTATGATTTCGTCTTCTGGAAGAATTAAATCATCATCTGTTAATTTCTGTATAATCTGCTGTATGATTGTTTCCTCTTCCAATACACTGTTGCAAGGTGGAACATAAAGACCATCTGATTTTCTGCTTATTGCATTGCCGGCTTCAGCGGAAATAGATACATTGGAATACTTTTTGCTCAATATTTCTTCATCAAAATCTTTCAAAGAATTAATGAGATATTCTTTATCGATAGGTTTTTTTGTGTTTGGCATTTTTCATTTTCCTATACATTCATTTTTTATTTGTTTACCATGTTGAATAATCTATTGGGTCTGTTTCAAAACCATCAATACTTATTCCTCCAGAAGTATTTTCAAGATTCAATAGACGGGATTCTATATCCACAAACCAATTTTTTTGTGGCGGAGCAATATTCAAAAAGTCTAATGAGTTTTCAATTTTTATAGTGAATGGGACTGTTTTTAGTGCATAATTTTGTCCTGCCTCTGTACCTATAAAAATAATTGCAGCAGTAATTGTTCCGCTTTTATAAGTCACGGAATCAGACAAGATCCATGAAAACCTTAATAAGTCATTATTGTATTGAAGGTTATATGTGTCTTCTGTAAATATGCCCAGTTCATTCTTTACAATAATTTTTATATTTTTCGTATATAAATCAACGCCATCATAATATCTGTTTATCTCAAAGGTCAGGATATTTGAATTTATGTCGCCCATTACGATTTTTCCAATATTCTGTAATGCAGGGGTTTTTTCGGTTATCTTAATTAGCTGGTGTTCGTCTACCATAGTGGAAGTTTTGATGACACGTCCATCGGAATTTATAAAGTTTGTGTTATTCATCATTTTTCCTTTTCGTTGTGTTCTTTTTTTAGAATTTTGTCCTTTATGTTGACTGATATTAAAATGGGAAGAGTAGGATTTGAACCTACGGTACATTTCTGCACATCTGTCTTCAGAACAGACACAATAAACCAGACTCTGACATCTTCCCATGGATATGGGAGAACAGCGGTTGTTGCCCTCCCAAATGTTTGCTTATTCGTTGGTATCAGAATCAAAAATCATATCTAAAGCGTAATCCTCAATTGCAACAGGTATAATTTGTCTCCTATTATAGGAATCTAAGAGACTAATGTATTTATTTTCAAATTCCTGTTTATCGGAAACTGAATAGTTTACAGTTTTTGTTTCTCCGGTTGGCTCATATGTAATTACTTCCTTAACTTCATTAGTTTCTGTATCTGTAACCTCTGTTTTTATTTCCTCCATTACGGGTTCCTTAACGGTGAGGAATTTGTATAATTTTGGATCTTTTTCATTTTGCACCAGAATGGTATATCTCATAAGTATCCTCCTTTATTAAATTACTTTTTCGACAGTGCCCTCAATGTTGGCAGCATTCTGTTCTCTTGCTTCATCTACGAGTTCTTGTATTTTTGCTTCAATTTTGTCTACCCAGATAATAGCCTTTGCTTTGCTGAGGATCTCAACATTTGAGATAGCGGTAGTCAACTCTTTTGCTGACATTTTATTGCTATCCAGTTCCATAATAAGACTGAGGTTTTCGTCAACAATAAAGGATTTATCAACAAGTTTGAGCGTCACCTTTTCTCCGTCAGGATCATCGTCAGATACAATTTCCGGCATACTGTTGGTGACTTTGATATTTGCAGAAAAATCAATATCCCCATATTTAAGTAATTTTGTGTAATCATGTAGTGCTTCTTTTGTCTCATCAGAAATTTCTATACATACAATACTTGCTGTCACCACATCATGTTCAGTGTTAATGCTTCTTGCTAATTTCATATTTTTCTCCTTTTTATTTTAGTGAATTATGCAATTTGTTAAGCCCGATAATAAAGTTCCTTAGAGTTTCTTTATTAATTGCACATTGTAATTGTGGGATGTCTGCTATCACAGTATCACGAACTACTAAGTTCATTACGTTTAATTTTTCATCTACCATCATTTCAGCCTTTGTTTGGTCGCCAAGTAAGATTTCTATAGATTGTACAGTTTGTCCAGAATCTTTAGTTATCATACGGACTTGACCTAACTGTAGCTGAAAATTATCTAAATTTAATTGAGGCATTTGTTCACCTGCTTTCCTTTTGTTTTCGCTTTGCTGAACTGAGGCAGGAGAGGACTCGAACCTCTGATGTTTCTAATGTGTCTGATTTGCAGTCAGGTGCAGTCGCCTCTGTGCCACCAGTATTTTAAATCCGTTCTTTCCCTATTTTTCTTCTCATATTTATACTCTCCGAAGCGGAGAGTTGGCCTCTCAGCACATTTGCGTGTAGCCGTCAACACATTACGAATTCAGTCATTTTCGTTGATAATATTATCATTGCTGCCTATAACAGTCAGTCCTCCGAAAAGGATAAGAGGTGAGTTCCACATTGTTTGAATACTAAAAAATGACCGGCACTCGTCGAAGTTTCGGTCATTAATTGATTTATACATATCAGGTAGTTGTATCACAAATGCTTAAATATGTAGTCTAGGTCTGTTATAACAATTTTAGTTCCCTGATAATATTTATTCATTATCTTCTTGGCTTTTGCATCAATTTTTCTCATTAAATCATTTGGAATGGACACATCTTTTCCAGTATGTTCATCTATATACTTTTCGACAATATATTTTTCTGTAACGGGACAAATATTTTGTAAAAGAAATGCTGCTTCTCTGCCTTGAACATACCCAAACTCTAAACCATCATACGCTTTATAGCGTTTTAATTTCTCTTCTAAAAGCTTTCGGTACTTTTCAATCTGTGAAGAAATAGGAATCATCCAATAGATATTTTCATTCTTGATATCTTGAATTGCATAAAAACATGGTCTTCTATGCAAACTGTTAGAAGTGGTTTCCTTGTTTGCCATTACACCATGTTGTGAGAATTTATTACAATATTCATCTGATAAAAAGTAGAACTTACCCTTAGTCATTTGTACCTCACAATAGAAGAGGACTCCGAAGAGTCCTCAATATTTTGCCCCTGTGCTTTTATTACTCGCCTTACAGGTGGCGAGAAATATTTTGTCTCCGTGCTTTTATATGCCGCCTTACGGATGGCGGAAAAATATTTTGAGTCAAAAGACTATAAGAAGAATGTGTTTATTCCTCTTGTAATTATTATATTACACTAGATGGGTTTTGATGTCAAGAAAATATTGGGTTCTGCGATAAAATTGGAGATTTATTGGCTAGATGAATGCTTCATCGGACTCATCAATTTCATCATTGCGAATAATATAGTGATTCTTGGTGGTGCTTACATCGTTATGTCCTAATAATTTTTGTGCAACTTCAGCGGATTTATGTTCATAAACTACTATGTTAGTTGCTCTTGATTCTCGGAACTGGTGGGGATGACAACGTCTTCCAATGATTTTTTCAAATTTTTTGCACCAACCATTAAAGGTATCTTCGCCAACCTGTCTAGTTTTACCGTTTTTATATTTTACAACAAACATATATGGGCAATCGTCTTCACCACGCACTTCTAACCATTTTTTCATCCAATACATAGCATCTTCGCCAAATTTCAATTTTCTTGGTTTGCCAACAACAGATGCTCCTTTGCAACGAATAATATGTGTTTGATACGATTTTGAGATTGCTTCTTTTTCATTTCCATCTTCATCAACAATTTTAATTTTTCTTTCTTTTGCTGGATAATCAACGACTTCTTTTAAAAGTTGTCTTGATTCTGCACGTCTGCAGCCGGTTGAATATGTAAAAACTAGATATGCTAACTTTTGCCACTCCTCACGTTTCTCTAATTCTTCGCAAAGCATTATATATTCATCTGGAGTAAGAGGTTCTTTAGGATATACATTTCCTGTTTTTACTACTTTCAGTCCAACAGTGAAATTCCTAAACGTAGGATACTCCTCTTCGTACATCATCATTACATAATTGCAAAATGAGCTGACACTTGATTTTTTGAATTTGATAGCTGAATCAGATAATCCTCTATTGGTGACCCAGTTTAAATATCTGACATATTCTTTCTTCTTTATATCCAAAAAACTTTTATTATTTAGATTCTGTTTTACCCAGTAAAAGAATATCCGCAATCCTGACTTATAGGCAATTTTTGATTTTACTGCAAGATCAGTTTGATTGTCTAAATATTCTTGAACCATATTTCTATTAAATTCAAGAACTTCCGTCCACATTTCATCTGTTATATCATCACTACGTTTAGCATTTTTACCGTCCACATTTCTCACTTCCTTCCGTCCAATAAGTAACCAGCCTCATCACTGGTAGACACACTACTTGCACCGTGTATATAATCTCTATAAAATTATTTGAAATATTCAAGCAGTTTTTTCGTCAACCAAATTTGTCCTTTCCCAGTAAGTAAAGGGGTATATGTAATATATGTTTTCCCATTTCTTTCATTTGTTCTTTCTTTATATTTCATGTATCCGCTATCTAACATTTGTTGCGATGGTTTGTTTTTTAAATTATGGCTTGAACATAAATACTCTCTTTTCCTACACCAATCCAATATCTTATTTCTGCCAAATGAAACTTTGTTATTATTTTGAAATGAAGCAGCAAATTTTCCAAAGTTAATGCAGTTTTCAGCAACACTTACTGCATCATGAAATTCTGCTTTTGGAATAAGTGGCGCAGTAGCTTTATTTACTTCGAGTTCAACAAGTCTGTTATGTGCAGATGCAACTTCTAAAGGATCTTTGCTGAAAAGTTTAAGTTTGAGTTTTTCTTCTTCTGAAAGATAATCACCAGACTTAAGAGTTTCTTCCATTTTATTGAAAGCTTCTATGTATTTTAATTTCCACTGTAAAGCTTCTTTCCCAGTAAATCCCATTGCAAGAAGTGAAAATCCATCTCGATTCATAAGATAGCATTTATAAGTTTTACCTCGTGAATTTTGATATGTACTTTCCACAAACATTTCACTGTCCAAATTTGGACAGTCAGATTTAGAAATAATATCTTCAATATCTCTAATAACATGATTATGAGATTTACCGAATTTCTCTGCAACATCTAAACTGCTTGCTAAAATTTTTCCATCTTGATTAAATAATGTAATATCACTCATTTTTATTTTCTCCTTTTATTCAAAAATATTATTTTCAGTAAAAGGAGAGTGGGAGGTAATTATCCTCCAAGGCTCTCCATTGTTGGTGTGGTAGGAACATACCCTACACATGCGTACCACCAATGGTTTATCCGTCTAAAGGTAATCAGTCGCTTCACTGATCGGCAGTTACTTTCACTCACTACAAATCTCTAATTTATATTTCTCCAAACAAAAAAGACTTACGCTCATTTTCTGATCATAAGTCTTCAGGTACTATTCAATTCAATTTTCTAATTTCTCAAGCAACTCCTTCACAGTGATTTCCTCTCCAATAGATATACATTCATTTATACGATAGGAGAGTAGTTCTTTGAGAATAGTCAATTCATCATCTGTTAATTCTACAGATTTTACAGTTTTATCATACAATGCTGTTCACCTCGTGGATAATAAAAAAATTAGGCAGTCAAACCTAATTCCTTTTCTAAAATACTTTCTATTTTATCAAAATCCCAATACCAAATTTCTATAAGTTTAATGTTGTGATCCTTTGCGTATTGCCTTTTTCGTTTATCATGTTCTTGTTGCATAATTAGCTTTTCTATTGTTTGGCACTTGTTCAATAAACTTCCATCATGATATTGTCCTTGGTATTCTAAAAGAATATTATTTTTAGGAAAATAAAAGTCATAAAATAAAATACCATTATTAACACCAATTAGGTCGTCATATGATTTTTGCCATACATAATCAATACTTTTGTTTATGCAAAAATTTCTTATTTTTAGTTCTGCCTTAGAAATATTACAAAATGGACATCCCTGCCCTTGTATGAAATTATTTGCTTTCATTTCAAATTTATTTCCACAAACTAAATGTTTTATCAAAATCTTTTCACAAGAAAGATTATATTTTGAAAGTAGTACATATTCTCCTTGACTTCTATTATCAAATTTTTCTTTAAAAGATTTTTGATTGTCTCTCAATTTATTTGATATTCTATTATGTAAGCAATCTTTGTTTGTACACCTACATCCATTATTAATAAATTTAGTTGGTTTCATAAGAAAATCAGTATTACAAACATTGTGATGAAATATAACATTTTTATATCTACCTTTATATTTTGATTTTACTGTATATTCTTTACCTACTAAATTATAAATTTCTGCTTTAAAATCATCATCAGTCATTAGCTGATTTTTTGATAATCGTAAACTTTTACAAAATGGACATTGTTGTCCGCTTAATATATTTGATGGTGTCATATCAAAATTTTTATTACAAGTATTATGCCTAATTTTTATTTTTGTTTTCGCATTAACATATTTCCCAATTACTGAATATTCTTTGTCATACTTTTCTTTAATTTCTTTTACAAATTCCTCTTGAGTTTTCCTTTTTGACATTTTGTAACAACTCCTTCGTAACAATTTTTATGAAATAAGATATATATTCTTGTCTATATTCCATTTCTCTAAATTTTTGTTTAATAGTTCTGTTTTCGCAAACAAAAAGACCAAAAATCCTTTTGATTTCTGGTCTGTATCAATCTTTATAACTGGATTTCCATTTTCAATTAAATAATTTGCTAATCGCTTACTCTTGCAGACAAACAAAATGATTCACCTCATGCCCTATACATTTACGATACTTTTTAAAGTTTTTGACGCTTTAAACTTTGGAGATTTAGAAGCTGGGATAGTAATTGTATCTCCAGTAGCCGGATTCCGACCCTGACGTTCTGCACGTTCTACAACTTCAAAAGTTCCGAAACCAACCAACTGTACCTTATCACCATCTACAAGCGCATCTGCAACAACATTAGTAAACGCATTGATTACCTTCTCGACATCTTTCTTGGAAATTTCACTCTTTGAAGCAACTGCTCCGATTAATTCAACTTTATTCATAATTTTTAAATCCTTTCATTTTTAAATTAAAATAGGAGAGCAGTAGTCCACTCTCCAACGCATGTGTTTGTGGCTTTTTCAATCAAAAATAATCGCCCACTCGTGACGATTTTGTTTGTTAAATAATATTTCATAACTTTCCACTCTGTAGTACAATAATATCATCACACAAGAGAGGAGATGAGCAATATGGCGACTACAGGAGAAAAGCCAGGATCAGGTACATATACCTGTGATAATTGCGGACAGGTGGTTGTATTGGATGATAACACAGATACGTTACCTCCTTGCCCGAAATGTAATGGTACAGAGTATCATTAATCCGCAAGTTTAAAATGTTTAATATTGAAAGGTTTGCAAAACCATTGAGTCCAAATATCGAGATATCGTTCTCCTGTTTGGACTCGATATTTTGTATAATAGGTTAGAGGTAATAACTGTTTTATATAAAATAAAAATTTATTCATAAATCCTCCGCTTGAAATTAGTAATTCGTGGCTAATCTAATACAATAACTTTTGTTTTATCTTTTATAATATTTCCGTTCTTGTCCTGGCACACAATAGCAAATCCCATTTTCTGAGGTTTTTGCAATCTACCGTCAGAATATCTCATTTTGTTTACATCACAAAAAGCACCTTGTTCAAGTAATCTAATATATCCTTTTTCAGAATCGCCAACAGAGTGAGTATGAGCCATTACAACTGTATCGAAAGACTCTTTATCTGTATCCTGTAAGTAATCTTTTGCCTTATCCGCTGTTGCAAGAATACCAGAACGATAAGCTAATGGATGAACAAACCATGTTTTGCCAATTTTAACTTTCCAATCATCTACAAACTTAATGTCAATTCCACTATCTTCAAAAACATCTGTTAAAGGAGAATAGTGTGTTTTGGTTTTATTAATCTTGTCGTAATTTTTAAATCCATCTTCAAAAATAAGTTCCAAAGATGTATTTGGCTGCAATTGTAAGATATCTGTATCTAAATTTTTAGCAAAATAGTTGGCAAATCTGATATCATGATTTCCATAATTACATACAACCTTTTTGGGATTGATATACTTAATCAGATCAATCAAATACTGTCTACCTTGTATCATTTCACCTATAGGAGAAATGCGATATTGTTTAGAAAATTTTGACAAGGCTTGACAATCAACCACATCACCATTAATCTGTAAAATATCAACATTCCTATATTTTTCAAGCAATGTATAATCTAACTGGAATGGAACATGTAAATCAGATATTGATAGAATAGAAGTAGCAACAGAATTAAAACCATGGATATAATTATCATATTCTTCATAACCAACCGCTTGTTTACGAAGCTGATCTGGTGTAATGTCCAAACCGAGCATATCACGAATTTCAATCCAGTCCATATCTGTTTCTTTTCGTCTTTTGGCAAGACAACAGCGAATTTGCCATGCCATCATATCCTCGTTTTCTAATCTATGTAAGTCAGTAATTGTAGTCACCTACTTTCAATCTTCATCAAACATTGAACTAGAAATTGGAGCTGCACCACCTAATTTTAGATCAATAGCCTGTCCAACATACTGTTTAAACATATTTACAATACTAATAGGAGCGTCAAATGCTTCCTCATTCACTAAAACTAATTCGCCATTGATTTCCTCAACTCTTGCACCTACAATATTTTCAATTGTTTGGTGTGTATTATCTAATTTTGCCATTTGAAATCTTCCTTTCATTCATACTTATATTTTATATTTTTCAACACTTATATTTGCAATTTGCGGGCTATTAACGATGAGCCTTGCAACGGAGGACTGTTTTATAAAACAGACAAAATAGTAGCAGATACGGGATTTGAACCCGTGTACAACGGTTATGAGCCGTTCGTGGAACCACTCCATCTTAATCTGCGATATAATAAAAAGAACAAGTGATGATACCTTTAGGACGAAAGCACCACCACCTGTATAAGAAATGTATTTATTTTTTGTAGCCATTACAGCCATGTACAAACCTAATCGCCAATTACATAACACGAATAAAACTTGGTCATGGGTTTTATCGAATTTTAGTAATTATATTTTAAACTTTATAAATAAAGAATTTTGACAAATGAGTTTTAAGTTTTGAATGCTGATTTTTGAATTTTTATTACCATTAATATTTACATAAATATTTATTGAGTAGTAGATGTTATCTCAATAACCAGTATATGTAAATTTATCATTTCTTGATAAATTTCATTCCATATTCTATCGAATATTCCTATATAATATTGGAGTTTTATTCGTTAGAAAGCATTAAACTTTCCTTTTTTTTGCCTATGATGTCCTGCATAGGCTACAGGATGTAAGTTTTAGGTTTTCGTAATAACTACAATATAGTTCAAAAATTAAAAATCTATTTCAATGAAAGTTGTTGCATTAGAAAGAACAAGTACCGTATCTACATTGGATTTAAAACCATCAATATCCGCTTCAAGCGCCTGAATCTTTTCATATAACCCAAGAGGATATATAAATTCAAACTCGTTTTTCTCTCTATAGGGTTTTTCTACAGCCTCTTGATCTTCCTTGCTTAGTTTTTTATCAGAATCTTTTCCAACAAGAGTAGTAAGTAAATCATCAACCTTTGCATCCACTTTCTTGTTTTCCTTATCAACAGTGAAAGTGGCATTTGCATACTGACGTTTCATTTCATTAAGTAATGTTTCATCATACTCAATAGAATTTTTACGTTCAATAGCCTCTGCAACAGTCATAACCTTATCATCAACAGTAACTTCTGTGATGGCATTTGATTTTACAACGGCAGATTTCAGAGTGTTTCTATTTGCAATTAAATCAGTGGCAGACTGGTAAGATGCTTTTGCACGTTCCTCAAAATCTTCCTTCTTTACTACACCAACTTTGTCAGAAGACTTTTTAGCTGCTCCACAAAGAGTAGCGTTAGTAATTGCCTTTGTGATTTTTGAATCATATAACTTTAGTACTTTAGTTCATTAAGTGCCTCTGTAATACTAATTTTTCTCATATCCCATACTCCTTTTCATAATTCAATATATTTTCAGTTACATTTACTATTTCCCTCTTTTATTACCAAAGGAAAGATAAATTTTATTCTCTATTAAATAAATATTGATTAACCTGTCCATTGTAATATTTTGATAAACATGCTTTCACATTTACATGTTCTGGACAATTTATATTTTGAAACATTCCTTTGGAATATTTTTTTCCTTTTATGTATTTCCTATTTATATTAATACCATTAAATAATTTAATATTTACTTCTTCAGATGGGTTGATAGAAGATAAGTAGTCGAAAATAATATTCTCTGCCGATTTTAATATTTTACGGACTGTCGCTACATCAATATCTTCTTTAGTTGCTATTTGATTTATTAAAACATCTTGTGTAACATTCAAATAACCTCTCAACCTCCAATCTGATATCGAATTCGATTATAAAGAATCATATCTTTCTTTGTAAAATTTAACATTCAATACCTCCGTATTTTGTTATATGTGCGATATGATTATTCTTTTCTCTTATACGCACAAAACTTCTATCGTTATTTACGGATGAAAAATAAAAATTAAAATAAATTAATCCGTAAATAACGATTGGAAAAATAGCAGTTTGCTAATTCTAGTTTTTATGCTTATGCCAGTATTCGCGTTTTATTCTCTTGTTTTCTTCATGTTGACACTGGGGACAACGATAAGTTTTATTGTCTTTTACATCAATTTCAATCCACTCTCCACAATCAATACATTGAATAAACTTAGTTTTTCTTACTTCAATATTATTCTCCAGATTATTAACGACATATTGCCCATAACAAAACCACAATAACTGTTTATATCGCTTACCTTTGCCATATAAATGTTCTACTAACATATCTGTAATAGTTTCTTCTGAATATCCAAACTTTGAAAATTCATTACGAATTTTACAAGCAATATATCTGAGGTTGTCTATATATTCATCTTTCATATTGATCATGTAACGATATTGCTTATTCAATTCATCATATAGGTCAGATACTTCTTTACTACAAATAATCTGAGGATTAGACATCATATACTTATAATTGATACTATCCAACTTCAATCTACGAGTATTTATAGGCTTATTTGGAATTCTATCATATACTTTATTGACAAAACTCCCATTGCGTTTTTTAACTTGTGATTTTTCTTTATCCTTTGCATATTCAAAGAAAGCTGGTAACTTGCAGTTGGTATATTTTGATACAACAGGATCAAACCATTCTGCACGTTCTGGCATATATAATGTTTTTGCTGCGTCTATACAGAAGTTATTTTCCATACATAGCAGTTTTACAATGTCAATAGCTTCTTGTCTTTCTTGATCGGTGCCACTAATAAAAACATCGTGATTCCATATTTTAGAAATATCATTACTATATAAACCAATATTGCCGCTTGTAAACGCTTTGTTTAAACCAGCATAAATTGTTTTATTATTCAATTCTGTCGGCTCTGCTTTTCTCATGTTATAATAAAGTGGAACAATACCATTCATATTTCTTTCTGCAATTTTAACAAAATCTGGTTGAGCAACAACAAGTGAACGATCTCCGTCAACATCAAATTGTAGAATCTTACTTATTAAATCATGTGTGCTGGTATAAACAGCATCAGTTGTAAACCATTCCCTAATATACTTTGTTCTGTCTTCATAAACTTCATTAGCAACATTGAAACGAATGGCATGTTCTTTATACAGATGGGGACTCCTTAGACAATCCAATTTTTCATATCGCCTAAATAGCCAACAAAACACTTCTTTATCACTTAATAAGCCAGTAGGTGTATTGATATGTCCAAACCAATATTCACAAGCAGCATAGAAATCAGGAAGTAAAAATGTATATTTACCATTAACTTCTAATTTGCCACTACGATATTTCTTTAAAAGACTGTTTTTTACTTCACGGATTACATCTTTAGCATATGAATCATTAAGTAGAGCAGGATACATTTTCACTGCCTTTTGAAAAGCAGTCATATTTGTGTTATATGGTGTAATACCTAAAATCTCCATCATAGTATCTTTAGAACTACATACATTACTAATCCGTTCTACTGATTTCTGTGTAAGTAAATCAATCTCATCATCAGTAATGTTAGTAAGAGTCTGAAGCATCTGGTAATTTATCTTTGCATTTTTAATTTTGTCTTCTTCAATATTGCATTTACCGGCACTACAATCATATTTTTTGAAATACTCTTTATATTCATCCCATGAGTCATAATATTTTCCCATCTTGAACTGACTTTTTGTAAAGATAACCTGTATATCCTCTTTGATAACATCATGCTCCTGACCATAAATATCTGTGATAATAGGAGAGTAGTCATTAACTTCAATGAATTTCCTGAAATTAAACACACCTAATAATCCCTTAATCCAGGGCGCACGGAACATAAAGTTTTTCGCGGAAACAGATGGAAGAATCATACCTACCCCATCCGTATGAGGAATTGGTACATAATCTGTTTTCCTTGTTATGGAATAATCAGTTTCGTCAACAAAGTCAAAAGTACCATACACATCAGTCTCAAAATCATCAATCACAATAGATTTATCAATATCAAATTCTTTCCACTCATCAGTAGCAGAGTTAGTTAAAGCCATATATGCCAAGTGTTTATTAACATTATTACCGCCCTTTGAATTAATTTTATCTATTGTAAGACCACACATAACTGTCTTTTCTATCTGATTCCATACAGATTCCTTAATAAACACTGCCTTCTTTTTGCGAATCTGTCCTGCCGAAGATGTAAAATATTTATATTTCTCGCCTTTATATGTAAACCCGTAAAAAGATATATCTTTGAATACGTCAAAATAATAAACCTGTACCACAATCAAAGCATCAGTCAACTCATCTTGTTTAATGCCAATAGTCCTGCTCAGAGCAGAATCAAAAACTGATATTATATTCGTATCATTCAAACTATTTTCTTTTATGGTGCGAAGATGATCTTTTCCATCCGTCAACTCATTTTGATTCACTTTATTAGATAAAATAGTAAGTAATTTTTCTTTTGATTCCTTCGCCTTTTCTCGTTTATGTTTAATCAATCTTGACCAATGTAAATATTCAGAAACAGTGTTATAAGAAGACTCAATGATGTCAACTTCTTCTGTTTTATCATTTTTCAGATTTTTAATATCCTCTTTTGTATATCCAAATTGTTTTAACTTCTTTTCAATTTCGGGTAGTTTATTCTGGATATAGTTACGCTCTCTACGATATTTACAATTCATATCATGCAAATATTTCTCATGGTTACTGTAAAAATGTCCAGTATCTACAGAATACATATTGTATTGTTTATCTAGCAATTCGCACCTCCATTAAATTCCATTACATTCCCAAAAATCTTCCATAGAATCATATCCATGACCTACAATCGAATCACAAAACATTTCATATCCACAAAAAGAATCATCTGCAACATTGCGACAACTATCATAATTATCACAATCTGCACACAACGGAATTTGTTCAGAAGAGTATTCGCTATCTTCACAATTTTCATATTTACATTGTGCCCAATGTTTTATAAAATCATCTTCGTCAGATATTTTTTCTTCTTCAGTTCTTGTATCATATTTGTCAAGACATTCTTCACATATACTATTTGAAAAATCATCACCCCATATAATACAATCTTCACAAAAATACTCGTGACAATCATAACAAAATGGAATTTCATAACTATCATATAGTAAATCTTTGTCTTGCTGTTCATTTGTAATTAATGGTGTTACATTTTCTCTATACTCATCTAAATCATTAAATGTATATCCAATTAATTTTCCACAACAATGGCAATATAGAGGTTCCCTTTTAGTTATAATAGGATAAGATGACTGAAGCATTTCAAATACTTTTGACAAGATGTTTCTGCTGCCTTTAAAAATATTTGCGTAATATCCATCATTTAATACATAACAATTTTTGAAAAATTGTTGCGTATATATGAAATTAATACTAACGGACAAATTATTATGATTAATACATAATTCAATAAATTCATTCTCTTTAAAATCTATATTAATTCTATATTCTTTTGTATTGAAAAACGCGAATAAATCTTCTTTTAATTTACTAATATCATTTTTATAAAGATAAAACATGATACTTTTATATTTATACTTTTTCATCTAAACACCTTTCTTTCACTGAACCAATGAAATTTCTAATCTATTGAGTTCATCATTTTAATATCGAATCCTAACCACTCCAATAACTCTCTCATTCCATAAAAACATTCATAATGTCTATACTCACCATCTAAGTTTTCAATATATTCTTCTCCATCATAAATTCCTTCTCCACAAGAAGAACAGTAGTGTGAAGTTCTTGGTGATATATAATTTGGACATCGTGAATCATGTCTGCCAGTTCTTCTGCAATATTCACAAGCCATTATGCAACACCTCCAATGCTATATTTCTCTATTCTTTCATGTACATATCCATCGTTTGTTGTATAGTAAATATCCTTAATCCCCAAATCCTTTATGGCTGCCATACAGGAAGAGCATGGGCGAGATAATCCAAAAGGCTGATCCCGCCTAATCCGATATATGTACAACTTTACTTTTCCAAAATTTACATCCAAGTTCTTGATAGAGTTAATACAACTAATTTCAGCATGCAACTTTGGCAGCATAGAACCAGACGATTTACGATATTTATTATACTTTTTTTGTATTGGATGGGTTTTATTGCAATTGCATCCGATTCCAATAATACTTCCATGATAAACAGCTACACACCCAATATGAATTTTATGATAATCAGATATATTTGCTGTCTTCCTTGCCTTGTCAAAATATCTGTAATCACTCCTTGTTATCATTCAATTTCACCAATCTTTCCGTTTCAAACAGTTCATCCCCACGTTCAAAGCAGTGATAGGTATATTCAAATCGTTTGATATAATAGTCAAAGTATCCTGACAAACTTGCTTGTTCAACTATTCTGTAGATATTATCTTCAATTGTTTCTTTGGTTCCTGGGATATCCTGTGTATCAATTTCCTGCGAATCAATTTTGAAATCATCATCAATATCATCTCGTTTTAGCCACATTGAGAGTCGATATTTTTCTTTTCTTGAGTTATATTTATATGTACATTTTACTGAATAGCCTTCATATCCGCATATTGTTGGCAATTTTATCCTGATGGTATATCCTTCTTTAATTATTTTCTGCATTTTATATCCTCCATAATCTAAGCTGTACGTTTGAATTTTCAAGTTAATTATTTTTGCTGATAATTTTATCATTGAATGTGTTGCAATTTTCTACACTAATATACACCATTCAATTTCTGGCAAATAACCGTATATCATGTATGCTTACTGGCTTGGTATTTTCTCATACGTTCACCTGCAGCAATTTTCTGTTCCTCAGATAATTCTCTTTTCTTTGCACGGAAGCTGATCAGGGTTTTATCTTCCACACGATAGGTCTTTCCTCTGCCAGTATCAGCGATGAGAGAGTACATGTCTGGGCTTGACTTACATAATTTATCTAACTTTGTCATATATGTAGTATCAGAAGTGTAAATTGTTGCATGGCCCTCATCTCTCATGAAGTTAACGCATACTTCCTGCTCTGAAACTGATACAGAATTAGATAATTTTGGTTCTTCAATATTGTCTTCAACATCTATGTATCCAGATTTACTTGCCATAATATTTATTCCTTTCTACATCCTTTTTGCTCTTCTCACATTGCATATCAAATTTTCGGTCTTGTATGATACGGTTAGCAATGACTGATCCGTTTATGTTATCTTTTCCTCTGTAATCTGTATTGTAATCTGATGGGTAAATAATTCCCCCAAATGTAGAGTGGTTTACTTTATAAATTTTGTATTTGCTATTTATTCCTGTCATTTGTTTCTGTAAGTTCTCCTTTTCTGTTTGATGAAACTTTATTTGATGATTTGGTTGATGTTTTAATTGTCATAGTGCTTATTCTCCTTTTGGGGATAGGGTAGTGATGACGATGTAGTAGTTATGATATATATTCCTATAGTTGCTTTTGCTTTTCTTCCAAAATGTCTATCTGTTTTTGGATTTCTTTCATACAATCATAATTAGGATCAATTATTTGATTGCTTTTTTCGTCTTTTACAAAATGTCTATAATCGGCAAAAATTTTTAGTGTAGTAAGGAATCCATATTTATCTTCTTCTTTTTTATATCTGATTCGTTTCCCTTCTTGATACTTAATGATATCCATTACATCCAATATTTTTATAATTCGTGATATGTAACGTTCAGATAATCCAATGTCTTCTGTAATCTTTTGATATAGCCGGTAACAACACAATGGTTTATCTGCATTGCGATTCATATTTACACGAAGATAGGAGAGGAGTAACAGGATATATGATGATGACATTCTGGTTGTATCAATTTCTTCTCCATTTACTTTGACACCTTTTAATTCTTCTTTAAAGTTTAGGATTATCTCTAACTCATCAAAATAAATAATTCCAAAATTATCAGGTATATCAAACTTTTCCGTATTGATTTTGATGTTGTAGTAATCTGTTGAGTTTTTCTTTTCTTTTGCCAGTTTCTCAAAATCAGGATAAGATACAAAATATCTATAGTGAGAGAGTAGTTCTAACACTTCCAGATATTTATGATTTATCTTACCATCATGATAATTAGGTTTTAGGTGTGACCAGTGGCACAGTTCTGAAATGCTGAATGCTACTGTATCATCCAAGGCTCTACGAGAACATAGATAAGAGAATACGATTACTCTCTTATCTCCAAGTTCTTTGTTGTAGATTATTTCTCGTGGTATCTTTACATAGTTAGGCAAGTGATCACCTGCCTAATCCATAAAGAAAAATCCTTTTTCTTCTAAGAGATTATTAGGATATATACGACGATTTTTGTTATATTTTTGAAATATCTTATTTGCGATATTCTTTGTTTTGTCTTTACGTTTGCTATTACTTACATATGTATCAACTTCTTCTTTTGTTAAAATACTAAGACGCTTTATAAAAAGTTTTACATCAATTTCATTTCTATATGCTTTATAAAAGGCATAAAAACCGTTCATAAAATCTCTTCCAAGAAAATCTTTGTTTCCATTCCAAGTAGAATAAAGAATGTTTAAAAAATCTTCAAATTTTTCTATACCAATTTCTTTAAATATTCTGTGTGGGGTGGCAGTCATATGTATACGTCCATTTTTTGCAGAACTATCAAAATCAAAAATGAATCCCACTTTTCTGATTGTATTAACAAAATTAACTGTGAACTCATTTCCTGCCTCATATGCCGCTTTATAAATTTCCATTGCAGAAACTTTTCGCCGATTTTTTACGAGTTTAACAAATAAATCACATTCTCCTTCTTCGGTTAATCCATAGTGAACCCAACAGGGAACAGGAATTTTTATACCAGATAATTTTTCAATCTCTTTAATAGCCGTAAGTCTATGTTTACCGTCAATCACGTTATATTGTCCATCACGATAGCTAACTTCAAGAGGTTGTAAGAGTTCCTTTGTAAATGTGTCTATGATTAATTGGACTCTATCTATATCAAATACATTTTGATATGGAAGATCTGCATGTAACATGCTTGAATCCAATTTTTCATATCTTGGTTCTGAATCAAGATTTTCGTATTTCCTCATAATTTCTTTGTTTTTGTTCATAAATTAATTCTCCTTTTCATTGTTAAATTTTGATTGTATATCAAATACGTTAGAAACAAAATCTTCAAAAATATCATAGGCTTCATTAATATGTTCTTTGTCCATTTTTTCAATAACACCAAGTAAATCAAAAAACTTATCATTAACCTGTGAAATAAAATCATGACATTTATCTCTTAACCAATTAATTTCATAATCTTGATTTATTTGATCCTTTGCATTTTTGGCAGTTAAAACATCATCATACACATCTTGCATATTATTAGCTGAATATAATGTTGAAGATGACTTTTGAGCATTAATATTTTTTTCTGATTCTTTACGTGAACATTCTTTACAAATAGTGTCATTTCCAAAGAAGTCTATAATCTTTTTCTCCTTTCCACACGTTTTACACACACGAGTTTCACGTTTTCGGACTTCTTCATATGCTTTGTTTACAGTAACTTGTCCTGTTTTTACTTTTTCTTTTAATTCCTCATCATTAGAATTCATTACTTTGTTATAGCGAGCAACAGTACCAACTCCAACACCGGCTTTCTGAGCTGTTTGTCTATCTGTATTCAGAGACCGATCACGATTATTTTCATCCGATGCCTCCAATTGGAGGGAACGGTTTGCTGTTTGATTTTGCTTTAGAGTGGATAATCTTTTCTTTTCATTCTCTATTCTTACTTCTTCATTAAATTCATCCATCATAGCAAGTTTTTCACCAGGAGATAAATTTTTAGAAGATAGCTGATGAGTGAGCATCCAATCCATCGCATCAATTTCTTCAGAAAAATCGCCAAGTTCAATTTCTTCAACATTTTTTTCTAAATTAATTTTGATTCCTAATTCCTGACACATCTTATAGCGATTATGTCCATCTACAATAAATCCGTGCCATGTCAGGATAGGAGAACCAACATATCCTTTTTTCTTTAGACTGTTTTTTAGTTCTTCAATTTCATCAGGTTTCTTTTTGGGTGAAAACTTTTCAAAACGTGGATTAATTTTTAATTCATTCATTATTTAGATTCCTCCATATTAAATAAAATTTGCATTTCTGATATTTCCCAACTAAAACTAAATTCTCTTAAATGCCATTCTAAAAACTTATTTAAATTTTCAATATCTTCATCAGTTATTTGATTAATAGAAATATTTTCTATATCTTCATACATGTCATAGTCCCATTCAAAATGTACATATAAAATCAGTTCTCTATAGGCATCCTCTTTGTTTCTGAATAGAAGATTATTCCAATGTAAAGAAAATAGATTATCATATGGTTCAGTATTTTTGTATACATCTTTGACACAATAGCATTTGTCACATGAATTATAAGTGGGACATTTTGCTTTAATAAAATGATTTTTCATTTGTGCCCTCTCTTTAATTAAAAATATTTATATTTACATAGAACAAAATTTTGTCCTAACTTGTATTTCTACATTTCAAATAGAAAATCACCTCAATTCTTTCATAAAAATAATTCAATACATAAATTCTCTCAAATGCGTTTAGGTCTGCTACTGAAGACCCAAATACAATTCTTTTCTTCATTTGGGTCTGCTACAGAGGTCATTTTGTGTAAGTCAATATCTAAATAGACTCATATTATCAAGAGAAGATATATTCGTAACTCATTTCGCTATCGCTCAATAAGTTACTCTGTTAAAAACTTTGTGGTTGTTGTTGGTTAGTGTTGTAATGGTGATGGTGTATAACTTTCTTCTCCATATTCCTTTCCAACTTTTGATATTTATAGATTTATCTCAGCTATAATTTAACCATCAAAAATCGTTTTTTCCCTTACAGTTACATTTTCCGAAAGTAATTCATATTTTTTCAATAAACTATCAACCATAGATTCAAATAATTTTCTGATTGTTTTGTCATGTTCTATAGCATCTAATGTAAAGCAACTATCAAGTCCGTTATCATAACAGTAATCATCTACAATCTGGTTTATCTCTATATCTGGATATGTATTGTGGAATTCTTTATATAGTTCTTTATATAAGATCCCATTTTTGCCAGTTGGTATCTCAATGTAATCCATTAATAATTGATACTTTGGAAACATCTTGGAATTCCAGTAAGAAAATCTTTTCTTTGGTAATGATTTCTGCACTTGCTCCTGAGACTCTTCCAATTTTGACATTCTTTCATTTAAGGATAGGAGAGTATCATTTACTGTTTTGGTAAAGGTATTTAACGTGTCTAATATTGGTTGCATTGTAATCTGATCTGTTGTTTTGTGGTCTATAAATACGGACGCTAATACATCAGCACATTTATCTTGGTAAAGTTCAAGTTTTGATGCTAATTCTGGTTGATTCTGTTTCATTTTTGGTGTAATAGATATCTTTGTAAGTACAATTGGTAGCTTTCTATTCGATATGCATGTTGTTGCTTGATTTCCACTCTTTGATGGTAGTACAAAATTTTGTACCCCCTTTAGCAACAACAATATCTTCACTCCATTTTTTATGAATATGTTTTATTTGCCTTTCTGTAAATCCAATTCCTCTGAGAACTGAGTTAATGGAAGTATAGATTTCTCCAGTTGCATTATCTTTCAATGCAATTAGTTCATCTCCATAAAAATTAAAATTAGTTACTTGTAAAGTTGTATTATTTGTCATAATAAAAATCTCCTTTGATTTTGTATTAGTTTTTAGTTTTATGATTCTGATTGTTATTTCTACATTCTGATCTGAAAAACTCATTAGCTAAAATCCATATTTCTCAGCAATAAAGTAGTAGATGATGTAAAATATGCCCCGTTCTCATCTGTAAACTTTCTGAAGATATAGTTTTGTATTTTGACTGATTAGTTGAGATAATGGATAGATATTTATTATTCTCCATTTGATATGAGAGTTCGTTTTGATTTTAAGTATAAAAATAGCAGACAAAATTTCTACTGTCTGCTGTTTCGACAATTGTATTATTTGCTGCTTTAGGTGTGTAAAATTTATGTGTTATTTATATGAGTTCGGTGGAGGGGAGATTTGCAAGATAAATGGGTTGAAAAAATCATTGATTTTACAGTATATTTTGAGATTTTGCATAGTATTTTAGGGTTTGATTTTTGAGGTTGATTACTTATTATAAGTATGATTTTTGAGTTGATTCGGGATAATGCTTATTTTTCAATGGTTTTAGAATTTTTTTTGTGATATTTTTTAGGATTTGAGATGAACTTGAATTGTCAGAAAATTTATATTGTGTTCATTTACAAGGGTTTTTAGAAAAACTACCGAAGTTAGTTCCGAACTGATTTTATAAATTGTTTGTGTTTCGGACACAATTTTCAGGGGTGACATGTGGATGGAATAGATGGGCGGTTTCTGGCTCTTGGTATTTTTGTCAAGAATGTAAACATACCCCCACTAAACATGCAGTAATAGTATAGTATTATGATACGTTTAAGTTACACTTTGCCAATTTCTGTAACTAAATAATGAATAAAATAGTGTCAAGTAAAATTGCTTTACGTCATATAATCAAATGAATATGTCAAGCAAAAATGCTAAGCGGTTCGACTATATCCTACCATTTTAGTATGAAATAAATTTTAATTCCTACCAACACACTATGAATTAAATTACACTTACCATTGACCCATCGATATATCCTACCAACTTACTAGGATATAAACCAAACAGTTAATTCCTACCAATTAACTAGGATATAAGTCGACCTAGGTATATAATTCTACTTTGCATCAATTAACGCACATACATACTCATTGATATTATAATTCCGTTTGTGTTTCAATTGGTGTATCAGGGATGTATTCCAGTATATCGCCGGGTTGACAGTCTAACAGGGTGCATACTTTGTTTAATGCGTCTTGTGCTAGTATCTTGTTTTCTCTCATTTGTTGTAATTGTGATTCATTGAATATTTTTTCTTTTCTTATTTTATATGTGCTATATCCTTTGTTTTTCAGTGCTTGTATAATATCTATCTTGTATTTTATCAAAAAATTACCATCCTTTCATCATATATAATACCATAAATATACATGAAAATATAATGCATAATATACACAAAAATATCATGTATAGTTTGTGTATT